TTGAGCACATCATCTCAGACCCGCAGCGTGGTAATCCCGCTGCAACTGTCGCCGCAGGCGCGGCCAACGACCGTACCCGCCGTGTTCCGGGCGGCTGCCCGGCTGCTCGCGGCAAATGGCCACCACCAGGGCGACTACTGCCCGGACCCGTTCGACCGGGTGTTGAAGTCCTCGCACGCCGAGCGCCCGCTGTCGATCGTCGCGGCGGTCCGCTGCGTCGTGTCGGGCAGCCCGCACCGGGAGACGCCGCTGTCCGAAGCCGCGGTGAAGGTGCTGGCCGGCCGTCTGGAGGTAGACGGCGAGCCCGCGTGGAACGACGAGGCGTTCTGGCTGGAGATGCATGTCGCGGCTTGGGGCGACGTGGAGGGCCGGACGACGGAGTCGGCTGTGGCGGTGCTGGAGGCGGCTGCGGACGCGTGCGAGGTGGCGGCATGAGCTTGTCGCCGATCGCTTTGGGGGCGTTGCGGGCCGCTTTGGCGGACATGTCGGCGACGGAGGTCGACCTGCATGGCGATGTTCTGGCCCGGGGCATGGAGGTTGTGGACCGTGAGGGCCGGCTGGTTGGGGCGTTCCAGGCGCAGGAGTTGTTGCGGTTGAGGGCGCGGGCCGCTGAGTTGGAGGAGCAGCTGGCGGCGCTGACCGCGCAGGGTCAGGTGCTGCGGGAATCGCGGCAGGCCGGCGCCGAGCGGGGTGAGGTGGGGGACGGCGAGCACTACGCCACGGTTCACCACGCGTACCTGACGCCGCGGGATCTGCCGCCGATCGGTGGTGCCCAGTGACCGCCGCCACCCCGTCCGAGTGGGCTGCGTTCCTGTCGCTCGGTATCAGCGGCTGGGCGTTCTGCGCATCGCTGCTGTACCTGCTGCACGACGCCGACGTCGCGGACTTCGATCCGCGGCCGGCTGTTCGGGCCGTGCACCAGGTCGCCGTTCACGTGGGCCACGACCTGAACCGGGTCATCGCCACCAGCCAGCGCCTGACCCGGCAGGCCCGCCGTGACGCCGCTGTGACTGCCGCCGCACTGCTCCTGCTCCTCTCCGCTCCCACCTCAGGGGTGAACCGATGAACCGCCTGCGCCTGATCCTGCACCGCCTGTTCCGGAAGCCCGCCCTCACCGGCCCGATGCGGCTATACACCCGCCGCATCCCCGACGGCGTCCTGGTGGACCTGGAGGAGTACTTCGTCCACGTCATCGAGACCCTCGCCGACGACCCCGACGCCTACGCCCTGTTCCAAGAGGTCGTCGACGACCGGGCGACCACGCGGGAGCACGACGGCTGGGAGCCGGAGCAGCTGCTCGTGGAACGCCTCGCCGAGCACGTCGGCCACGAGGTCCCGGTCCGCGGTGAGGCCCTGGCCCGGCTGGCGGACAAGTTCCGCGCTGCCGCCCCGAAGACCGGTGCGGTCGTCGCGATCCCGTCGCAGGCGAGGAGGGCGGCGTGATGACTGCCCGCGATGACATCCACCGTCTCTTCGAGAGCGGCCGCACCTCGTACCGCCTCGACGAGTACCTCGACGCCCACCGCGCTGAGCGTGACGCCGAGATCATGCGGTGGCTGGGCAAGAAGGCCCGCGAGTACCGCGCCACCGGCAGGAAGGCGGACGCGGAACGGGCGGACCTCATCGGCCGGCTGGCGTCGCAGATCTCCCGCGGCGCGGTCCGCCCGAACAACACCATGCTGCCCGCCGGGGTGAAGCCGACGTTCTTCGAGCCCGGCCGTGAGTACCGCGCCACCCAGCACGCGTGTTTCCGTTTCCGCTGCCTGGCCACCGACACTCACCCCGTCACGGGCGAAGTCCGGGCGTTCGGCTGGCGGCAGATCGAACGCACCGATCTGTTCGTGGCTACCGCGCTCGATCCGGACGACTGGGCGTGCTGCGCCTGGACCGACGTGACCGAGACGGGTGAGCCCCAGTGACCCGCGCCGAGATTGCACGCGCAGCCATCACCTACACGACCGCCTGCACCGCCACCACCGTCGTCGCGTTCCTCGCATCCATCCCCTTCACCGGGCTGGCCGCGACCGCCGTGACCATCGACGCCGCTGTCCTCGTTGGCTGGCCCACGCTCCTCGCTGCCGACACCATCACCCGCCACCCCACCAACACCACCACGGGGAACCGCACATGAACGACATCGTCAAGTACCAGCCCGCCACACCGGCCACCCTCCCCGAGAAGATGCAGTACGCCAAGGCCCTGGCTGCCTCGGGCATGCTGCCCGGCCAGTACCGGCAGCAGCCCGCGAACCTGCTGTACGCCCTGGAATACGCCGAGTCCCTCGGCCTGCACCCGATGGCCGCGATCACCGGGATCCACGTCATCGAGGGCAAGCCGTCCGCCTCCGCCGCCCTGATCTCCGCGCTGGTGCGGCGGGCCGGACACAAGCTGCGGGTCCGCGGCGACGACCAGGAGGCCGTGGCGCAGATCGTCCGCGCCGACGACCCGGACTGGACGTTCGAGGCTCGCTGGACCATGGCCCGCGCCGAGCAGGCCGGCCTCGCGAAGAAGAAGGTGTGGCGCGAGTACCCGGCCGCGATGCTCAAGGCCCGCGCGATCACCGAGGTGGCCCGCGACGCCTGCGAAGAGGCCCTCTCGGGGATGCACTACACGCCGGAGGAGTTGGGCGCGAACGTCAACGCCGACGGCGAGATCGTCGAGGCGGAGGTGCAGCAGCTGCGCCGCGTGCAGCAGGGCGAGCAGGATCCGTGGGCCACGCCGCCGCCTCAGCCGAAGGGCACGCTCGTCGTGGACCCCGAGTGCATCGTCACGCATCCGGAAGGACAGGCGATCGTCGACGCGGCCGCTGAGGCCACGCACCGGGGCGAGGTGAAGGAGCGGTGGGCCGAGGCCAAGGACGTTGAGCTGCTCCACGCGATCGTCAAGGCGCCGGACACCGGCGAGTGGGAGATGGTGCGGGAGTACCTTTCCCGCCTCGGCAAGGCACTTCCCGAGGCAGCGGCAGCCACGCCTAAGGCGTCTGCCGAGGACGACGTACAGGATGCCGAGGTCGTCGCCGAGGGCGAGACCGAAGCAGACCTGGCCGAACGGGACCTGCGTGCCGCCGCCGAGAAGGTCGGGCTCGACAACCTCGACGAGGAGTTCGAGAAGAGCTTCGGCCTCCCGATCGCGCAGGCGCCCGCCGCGCAGATGCGGCAGATGACCGCGATCCTCACCGGCTCCGCCGCCTGACCCGTCACGAGCCGGGGTCGTCCTGCCCGTCCGAAGCAGGCAGGACGACCCCGCCCAAGGAGTAGCACATGAACCTCAAAGAAGCAGCAGCACGCGAAGCTGCACTCAAGACGCTCCTCGACACGGTGAAGGTCGCCTACGACGACGCCCGTAAGGAGACCCGCGCCGCGCTCGAATCCGCCGCTGAGACCACCGGCGTCCGCCAGGTCGCCGTCAGCCTGCCCGACGGCCCTGACATCGCCACCGTCAGCCTCTCCAGCGGCGAGGCCGCCGCGAAGGTCGTCGACGAGGACGCGTTCACCGCCTGGGTGCTGGCCAACTACGCCTCGGAGATCGAGCGAAAGTTCATCACCACCGTCCGCGCCGCGTTCACCGACCGGCTGCTGAAGGAAATGACCGCCGCCGGCGCCGCCGAGTACGCCGACCCGGCGACCGGAGTCATCCACGACGTGCCGGGTGTCGAGATCGCCCCGGCCCGGGCCCGCACCCACAGCGTGCGCTTCAAGAAGGACGGCCGCCAGCAGGTCATGCAGGCCTGGCGTGAGGGCCTCCTGACCGCCGCCATCCTCCCCGAACTCACGGCAGGAGACGCCCAGTGAACGCCACCCCCACCCCCTGGAACCGGGGCCCACTCTCGGCCTACGACTGCGAGACAACGGGCACCGTCCCCGCGGAGGACCGCATCGTCAGCGCCGCCCTGGTCCGCCCTGACGGCAGCGTCCTGCGCTGGCTGTCGGACGTCGACGGCGTGGAGATCCCGGCCGCCGCGACCGCCGTGCATCACATCAGCACCGAGTACGCCCGCGCGCACGGCCGTCCGGCGAAGCAGGTCGTCGAGGAGATCGCGGACGCCGTCGCCGGTGAACTGTCCGCCGGCCGGGCCGCGCTGGTCGTGATGAACGCCCCGTTCGACCTGGGCATGCTGAACGCCGAGTGCGCGCGCCATGGCGTTCCGACGGTCGCTGACCGCATCGGCAGCCTCGGCCCGATCATCGATCCGCTGGTCATCGACCGGGCGGCGGACAAGTACCGCAAGGGCCGCCGCAACCTGGAGTCGCTGGCCGCGCACTACGGGGTGAAGCTGACCGACGCGCACACCGCGGACGCGGACGCGCAAGCCGCACTCGACGTGGCGCGGGCGATCGCCGAGAAGCACCCGGATGTGCAGGTTCCGGCGTGGCTGCTGCACACGTGGCAGATCCAGTGGCGGGCGCAGTGGGCTGCCGGGTTCGAGGCGCATCTGCGGCGGTCGGGGAAGCCGGACGCCACGGTGGACGGGTCGTGGCCGCTGCCGTCGGGCGGTGCGTCATGAGGCTCGTATCCGCCGCCAGGCACGCGGAACTCCAGTACCGGTACGAGCACGTCGTCCGCCAGCGGGACGACTTCGAGGCCCTCGCGAAACAACGTCTGTCCACGGTCACCCGACAGGCCCAGGAGATCACCCGGCTCCGGGACGCCAAGCCGGACAGCCCCGTCCAACACCCGCAGCCGGTGCAGGGCGACGCGGAACTGCGCCGTCAGCTCGCACTCGCCCGGCAGGCGCTGGCCTCCCTCGGCGGCCAGCTCGACACCCTGCAGCGGGCGAACGAGGCACTCACGGCCGAACTCCAGGACGTGCGGCGGGGGGTGGCGTCGTGACCCGCGAGACCATACTCCGCCTCCCGGCCCCGTTGCGGATCTGCGCCCAGTTGGTGTGGCCGACCGGGCAGCACCGGCCGCACGGTTCGGTCGTCGGGCAGCGGTTCACGTACTGCCCCGGCTGCGGCGGCCTCACCGCCCACACCGTCCACGGCCCGCTGCTGCGCTGCGCTGAGGGACACGAGCAGCCCGCCGGAGGTACCTCGTGAACACCATCGCCAACATCAGCTACACGGCCGTCTTCCTGCTGCTGGCCATCGCGATCTGGCGGGTGGACCGCAAGAACCGCCGCCGCCTGGCCGCCAGGCACGCGGCGTTCATCCGCAGCACGCTGCCGCCGGCCGAGGCCGTCCGGGAGACGGAGCCCGGCTTCAACCTCGCCCTGCAAGACGAGTGCGAACTCCTCCTCAACGACCCCGAGTTCGCCGCCCGCTGCGACCAGCTATGGCAGGCCATCCGCGACGAGCAGCAGAAGGGAGAGCAGGCGTGACCACCGCCGTCCGCGAAGCCCCCCACCACCGCAACCTCACCTGCGTCAAGGAGTACACCTGCCAACGGCCCGAGTGTCTCGCCCGCAACCGTGACTACATGCGCAACCGGTCCCGGCTCCTCGCGTACGGCCGCTGGCAGCCCTACGTCGACGCCGAGCCCGTCCGCGCCCATGTCCGCATGCTCATGAGTCACGGCATCGGCTTGCAGCGCGTCCGCCTCCTCGCGCAGATCCCCAACGGCACGATGAGCAAGCTTCTCTACGGCGACGCCACCCGCACCATGCCGCCTTCCAAGAGGGTCCGGACGCGTACCGCGGACAGCATCCTCGCCATCAAGGCGACCCTGGATGCCGTCGCGCCCTCCGCGCTCGTCGACGCCACGGGCACCCGCCGTCGGCTGCAGGCGCTCGTCGCGGTCGGCTGGCCGCAGATCAGCCTCGCCCGCCTGTCTGGCCTGGACAAGATCACCATCAACGATCAGGTCAACCACACTGTCACCACCGCCTACGGGTCTACAGCGCGCACCGCCCGCGACCTCTACGACCAGCTGTGGAACGTGGCTCCCGCCGACCACGGCATCGCTGCCCGCTGGATCGGGGAGGCTCGCGCACTGGCCGCCACCAACGGGTGGGCGCCGCCGGGGGCTTGGGACGACGACTACATCGACAGCCCCGCCGCAGTACCAGACCTCGGCGAGCACGTCGACCGGTACACGGCCATCGCCGAAGACGGCCGCTGGCTCATGAACGAGCACGGCTGCACCGCGGGGCAGGCAGCCCACCGGCTCGGCATCACCCAAGACCACCTGTACCGAGCCTTCTCGCAGCGCCCCGAACAGCAGGCCGGCCACCGCACAACACCTCACGGAGCAGCAGCATGACCATCCGCACCCTCACCCGCCTCACCGACACGACCGGCGCCTGGAAGCAGTCCGCCGCCTGCGCCGCCAACGGAATCGACCCCGACATCTTCCACGCCGGCGAACGCGAACCCCGCCTCGTCGACGAAGCCCGCACCATCTGCGAAGGCTGCCCGGTCCGGGTCGCCTGCCTCACCGCCGCCTACACCGAGGGTGACTCCTGGTCCGTCCGCGGCGGTCTCACCTCCCGCCAACGCCTGTACTACCTCCGCAAGAACGAGCAGCACATCCCGCGCGCGGTCGCCGACGCCACCGACGACGTCAGCGTCCTCCTCAAGCACATCTACGAGCAGCACACCCGACAGCGCGGCGGGCACGTGCTGTGGACGGACACAAGGCACTTCATCAACGTCCGCAACAAGCCGTACACAGTGCACCAGCTGGCGTTCATCGCCCTGTACGGGGTGACGCCGGTCGGGCAGGTGCAGCGGATGTGCGACGTCGAGGACTGCGTCGGGCAACGGTGCCTGACGGACCGGCGGCAACGCGACCTGGCAAAGCGGCTCACGGCCTGATGGACGGCTGGCTCGGCGGTCTGCATGTGCACCGCATGGAACGCGGTCAGGTTCCCGTCGCGGACCTGCTCTGCACCCGGTGCGGGCTGCACCGCCGAGCCACCGGCCACCGCCAGGTCGCCGACTTCCTCGCCTCGAACCCCATCGAACAGCACCAGGACGTATGCCCCGCACGAGAGGACCACCCATGACCACCGTGCAACCCACCCTCGACGGCACCGTGCCCGCCCCGGCCAGCGGGCTCAGCTACGCGGAGTGGGCCGACCGCATCCGCCCGGCGTTCGTCGCCGCGGCGCGCACCGGCCGCCGGTTCACGACCTACGAGGTCGCGAAGGACAACGACCTGCCCGAGCCGCCCTGCGCCCGATCCGACTGGGGGAACTTCACGCAATCCCTCGTCCGCGACCGGGTGATCGAGCACTGCGGGTTCGACCGCAGCAGCCGGCCCACCGGAGAGAAGAGCGCCGTGGCTGTTTGGCGCGGCACCCGCGCGGCGCAGGCCGGGCGGATCGCATGAGCTGCCCTCGATGCGCCGCCCCGGTCGGCCCGAACCGCGGCTTCTGCGGATCCTGCGGCCAACCCATCGGCCAGTAACAGCGCCCCGCCGGGCCGAATCCGGCGGGGCCACCAACCCCAAGGAGAACACGACATGGGCTACTACCCGTCCGCCTGGCTCGCCTACGGCGTCCAGATCCCCGACACCAGCAGCGACCAGCTGGAAGACGCGCTCGGCACGCTCGACGGCCAGCGCGGTGACCAGGCCGACCACGTCGGCTACCTCCATGCCGGCCGCTACGACGACGAGGACAGCTACCTCGTCACCCAGGCGACCGAGGCCGAGATCGGCTCCTCGGTCGTCGTCGCCCCGAACCGGGCCACGGCCGAGCAGTACGCCGACTGGGACCACAACCTCGCCGCCGCGGCCCGCGCGCTCGGCATGACGGACCCGATCGAACCGTCCTGGCTGCTCATCGCGCACGTCGCCTGACGCACGCGACAACGCCCCGCACCAGCTCGGTGCGGGGCCCGGAGAGAGGGGAGGGAACGGTGTCAGGACTCGGCGGGTTCAGCCTTCGGCCGGCGCACGGCCGCCACCTTCGGCGTGCCGATGTACCACAGCACGAATTGCCGCAGTACGGACGAGCGGTCCGTTCCTGCCGCCTCGGTCAGTTCGCCGAAGCGCTGCCATGGCTCGGTATCGAGGCGGAATCGCTGGATGGGCGTCTTCGGTGCGTTCGGCATGTGGGGCTCCCGGGCGGCGGTGGTGGCTACACCAGCATAGTAGCGAACTTGACTGGTGTGGCTACACCCGGCAAGATTGGTGTAGCCACACCGGATCGCCTAAGCGGCACACGGCAGGCCGTTCGACCGTCGCAGAACGCGACCAAGGAGAACCGTTCATGACCAACATCCTGACCGCTTCTGAGAGCAGCGCACTCGCTGAGCATGAAGCCGTCATCGAGCGTGGCATCAAGACCTTCTACGAGGTCGGCACCGCGCTCGCCGACATCCGCGACCGCAAGCTCTACCGCGCCGACCACGGCACTTTCGAGGAGTACTGCCAACGGCGGTGGCAGCTCAGCCGCCCTCGAGCCTACGAACTGATCACGGCGGCCGAGGTCGTGTCTGGCATGCCAGACACCGCACAGCCGGTGGCGAACGCTCGACAGGCCAGCGAGCTAGCCCGCGTGCCGGAGCCGGAGCGTGCGGACGTCTGGCGCGAGACCGTCGAGCGCACCGCTGGCAAGCCCACCGCCGCCGCCGTCCGCGAGACGTACGAGCAGCGGCAGGAGCCGGATCTCCTCGCGGGTGACGACTGGGTGCAACCCGACGGGCCCGGCTTCCAAGCCGCCGTCACCCCGCCGACCGCCGCTCCCAGGCCGAAACGCCGTCCCCTCACCGAGGCCCTCGCCGAGGCCAGCCGCGACTACACCCGCGCCGCCGAACGCCTCGCCCGCCTCACCGAAGACGACCGGTTCCCCAAGAACCGGGACACCACCCACCACCAGGTGCCCGAACTCCTCGGCGCCCTGGACCACACCACCCACCTGATCCAGGCCATGCACCTCGACCAGGCCGACACAAGCGAAGAGGCCCGCCGCTGGTGGGCGACGAGCCTCCACAAGATCAGCGACGCCCTCGCCGACGTCGCGAACACCCTCGAAACGGAGATGCAGTGAACAACCCCATCGTAGCCGCGCTCTTCCCCCGCACGGACATCGTCCACGTGACACCGGTCATGGCCAAGGAATGGCTCAACCGCAACACGCACAACCGCGCCCTGCGCTCCAGCAAGGTCGCCGAGTTCGCCCGTGACATCGAGGCCGGCAACTGGGCCATGAACGGCGAAACCATCAAGTTCGACATCAACGGGGTCCTCCTCGACGGACAGCATCGCCTCTCCGCCATCGTGAAGGCCGACACCTCAGTCGACCTCCTCATCGTCACCGGCCTCGACCCGGCAACCCAGCACACCATGGACGCAGGGGCCAAGCGCACCACGGCGGACGCCTTCAAGCTGAAGGACGAGAAGCACACCGCCCTCCTCGCGGCCATCGTCCGGCGCGTCTGGGCCTGGGAGCGCGGTGACCACAAGCTGTCGATGAATCTGGCGCCCACCATCACCGAGGCGCAGGACTTCCTCAACGCGAACCCGGCCCTGCGACGGTCCGCGGAAATCGCATCGCGCGTCCGCAACCAGTTCAAGTACGCGCCGGCATCGACCACCGGCGTGGCGCACTTCCTGTTCAACCGGATCTCTCCAGACGACACCGCCTGGTTCTTCACCCGGCTCGCCGATGGAGCCGAACTCAGCGCGGGGCACCCCATCCTGACCCTTCGCAAGCGCCTCCTCAGCGACTCCGAAGGGGCCCGGAAGGTCTCCGATCACTCGCAGCTGGCCACCCTGATCCGCGCCTGGAACGCCATGCGAGCTGGCCAGAAGCCGACGCACTTCAAGCCGATCGCAACCCAAGACGCGCCCATGCCCATGCCCAAGTAGCCCCCACTGCGGGGCCGTCGACGGGCGGCCCCGCCCCCTCTCCCTGATCAGCACGAACACGAGAGAAGCAGCCGATGCCTTGGGTCAAGCTGGACGACCGATTCCCTTCGCACCGCAAGGTCGCGCTCCTACCCGACCGAGCCTTCCGGCTGCACGTCTCTGCTATCTGCTGGTGCTCCGAAAACCTCACCGACGGCCGCATCGCCGACCGTGAACTGCCCCTCGTCGCCAAAGTCCGGGGTCTGAAGGCCGCGGCCCAGCAGCTGGTAGACGCCGGCCTGTGGGACCGAATCGAGGGCGGCTGGGAGATCCACGACTACCTCGACTACAACCCGTCCCGCGCGCAGGTGCTCGCCGAGCGGAAGAAGAACGCCGAGCGGCAGGAGCGGTTCCGTCAGCGGAGGAACGGCAAGCCGGTCCCGCCCGACGGTAACGGCGTTACGCCGGACCCCTCCGATGCGCCTGGAATGCACGACGGCGACACGAACGCAGCACGACGGCGACACGACGGCGACACGACGACGCTTCGAATGCGTCCCGTTTCCGAGACAGAACCCCAGGTCAGCGAGCTTCGTAACGGCGTTACTAACGACGCCCCGTCCCGTCCCGTACCCCAACCCCTATCTATGGCTGATGTAGGTGGGGGTAGTGCCGCTAGCAGTTCGGTTGATCTCGACGCTTACGCGCCCTCCCCGATTGACGACGACGGGTTCGCTCTCAACGACGGACTCCGCCGCTGGGCTCTGAGCACCTTCGGCCCCGGCCTCGACCTCGACTACGAGACCGCACAGTTCCTCGACCACTTCCGCGGCAACGGCCAGCGCCGCAAGAACTGGAACACCGAGTGGCAGAAGTGGATCCGCCGCTCCGCGAAGTTCGCGTCCGAGCGCGCCTCTCGGCCGCCCCTCCGCGCCGTATCCGGCGGCTACCAGCCCTACAAGCAACCCTCACCCGAGGACTACGCCAACGACCTCGGCTACTTCTAAGGACCACCCGTGACCGAACCCCAGACCTTCGCCGACAACCGGCCCAGCATGCTCGCCCGCCTCATGGCCGGAATCGCCGAACACGCACCCAATGTCACCTCGGGGCCGGTCGATGACGAGCCCACGCCAGATGAGCCCGGCCACCCCGAGTACCACCGCCGCCAACGCGCCGAGTTCGCCCTCAACCGCTGGCAGACCGCGGTCCCGTACCGCTACCGCAACGCCACCGCCGAACATCACGTGATCCGAGCGTGGGCCGACCGCGCCGCCAACGACTACCGCGACGCCGGCTTCCTCGTCCTCCACGGCGCCATCGGCACCGGCAAAACCCACCAGGCCTACGGAGCACTCCGCCGCATCGCCGAAGCCGGACCGCGCCGCTTCGAGATGATCGCCACCACCGCACCTGACCTCTACGGCCTGCTCCGACCCGGTGGCTCCGACAAGGGCAGCGAGCACGAGCTGAAGCGGCTGTGCCGGATACCGCTGCTGCTCCTCGATGACCTCGGCACCGAGAAACTCTCCGAGTTCACGGAGGAAACGACGACTCGCATCGTCAACCACCGCTACAACGAGTCGCTCCCGCTGCTCATCACCACGAACCTCCCCGTCCGCACCGGCGGGACCACAGCCTCGGACCTGGTGACACGCCTCGGTGACCGGCTCGCGTCCCGTCTTGCGCAGACCGCAACCATCGTCAGCTTCGACGGCCCCGACCTCCGCCGCGGACTCAGGAGCGTCTGATGCCGATCCGCCCCGAGAACCGCGATCGCTACCCAACCGACTGGAAAGCGATCAGCCTCCGCATCCGCACCGAACGCGCCGCCGGCCGCTGCGAATGCCTCGGCGAATGCGGTCGCGACAACCACACAGGCCGCTGCCCCAACGTCAACGGCGGTCAGGCGTACGGCACCGGCTCGAAGGTGGTGCTCACCGTGGCCCACCTCGACCACACACCCGAGCACGTCGACGACAGCAACCTCCGCGCCATGTGCCAAGGCTGCCACTTGCACTACGACCGCGATCACCACGCCGAGACCCGGGCCAGGACACGCGCCGACGCTCTGGCGAAGTCCGGCCAGCTCGACATCTTCGGAGGTACCTCATGAGCCAGAACGTCAACGACTCGTGCCCCCGCTGCCTCCACCGCAACGTACCGCCGCACCTCGACGCCGAGGACTACCACGGCAACCCGCACACCTCGTACCGGTGCCCCAACTGCCGCCACGTCTGGTTCACGAAGCGTCTCGCCGAACCCGAGCCGGCCACGTACGCGACATACGACGACCCGGATGCGTGGGAAGCCGACGACGACTTCAGCGACTACGACCAGCCCGACTACGACCCGCAGTACGGCGAACGGCCCTGGTGACCGCCAACCCACCTGAGTGGTCCATCCGCTGCCCCTGGTGCGGAGCATCGCCCGGCACCCGCTGCACCAGCCCCCGCGGCCGCAAGCTCGCCATCACCAGCCACGACGCCCGCATCCAAGCCCACCAGGAGCCCCAATGCCCGACGCAGCCCTCGCCGTCATCCGCGCCGCCCTCGAAGACGCCGACCTCCTCAACGAAAACCACGAAGACCGAGCCCGGCGCGTGGCCCAGTACCTGACCAGCAGCGGCTACCGCATAGCCCCAGACATCAGCGACCAACAAGCACAAGCCGCCTGACCCGTCACCCCACCCACACCACCCACCACACCCAGGAGACACGACATGAGCGCGGACCGCCCGCTCCTGCTGATCGACGTTGACGGCCCCCTCAACCCCTACGCCGCCAACCCGAACGGCCGACCCGAGGGCTACCAGACCCACCGCATGCGCCCATCCGGCTGGGACCAGCCCTGGCAGAAGCCACTGCGGGTCTGGCTCAACCCCACCCACGGCCCCGCGCTCCAAGCCCTGCCCTTCGAGCTGGTCTGGTGCACCACCTGGGCGCACGAGGCCAACGAATGGATCGCCCCGCACATCGGCCTGCCCTCGCTGCCCGTCGTCCCGTGGGACACCACGTCGGCGCCCGGCCCGCGCCACGCACAGCCGGGCGGCACGTTCTGGAAGACCCAGCACGTCATCGACTGGGCGCAGGGACGGCCGTTCGCGTGGATCGACGACGACTTCGACGACACCGACCGCGCCTACGTCGCCGACCGCCACGACGGCCCGGCCCTCCTGCACTGGGTCAGCCCGCGCGCCGGCCTCCTCCAGCCCGACTTCGACGCCCTCGCCGCATGGGCTGCCTCCCTCGCCTCCGCCTGACCCGTCACACCGAAAGCCAAGCCACCCAACTGACCCACCAGTCAGTAACCCCACCACCCGAAAGGACGCCCGCACCATGACCACTCTCGCGACCATCCTCGACACCGGCCTCGGCTGGCTGTACGACACCGTCCAGCCCGACGACGCCCACACCAGCCACCACGGCATCGTCATCAGCGACCCCGAGGCAAACCGCATCTACGGCTTCTGCCCCGACGGAGCACAGCACCGGCCCGTCGTGATCGTGGACGTCATCAAGGTCGAGTGGATCGACAACGGCCCCAACCAGTTGCAGACCCCGGCCAACCCCCTCGACATCGGCGAGTTGGCCGTCCTGGTCAAGGAACTGCAGCGCCGTGGCTACGAGTCCTCCGGCACCTGGAACGGCCACCCCAGCGTCAGCGGCAGCATCGGCCTCGTTCGGCCCGCGCACCCCACTCTCGTCGCCGCCGTCGACCGGTACCGGCGCGGCTGCACCGTGCACCCGCAGCGCTCCGTGTTCTGCGACTGCGAGCACTGGCTCGCCGAGGGTGCCCGCATCGTCCGACCCGCCGCCACCCCGTCTGCCTGACCCGGCCCGTCACCCAAGGAGCAGCAACGTGATCGTCGACCTCTTCAGCGGCCCACGCGGATGGTCCGAGGGCATGCGCATGCTCGACCTGACCGACGTCGGCCTGGAGCTGGACGCGGACGCGGCCCGCACCTCACAGGCGGCCGGCCACACCACCATCCAGTGCGACGTCACCCAGTACCCGACCGCCCCGTTCATTGCGCTCATCGAAGGGCTCATCGGCTCGCCGGTCTGCACCCCATTCTCCGCAGCTGGCAAGCAGGAAGGCATCGTCGACCTGCCCCTCGTCTACCAAGCCGTCCACGACCTCGCCCACGGCCGCGACACCCGCACCCGGTTGAAGACCGCCTGCAAGGACACCAAGTCGATCCTCGCCGCCGAGCCGATGCGCTGGCTGCACGACCTGCGCCCCAACTGGGTGTGCATGGAACAGGTGCCCGCCGTCCTCCCGCTGTGGCAGCAGTACGCAGGCATCCTCCGCGGCTGGGGCTACAGCGTCTGGACCGGCGTCCTCAACGCCGCCGACTACGGACTGCCGCAGACACGGCGCCGCGCCATCCTCATCGCCTCCCGCGTCCGCCGCGTCACCGCACCCGACCCCACCCACGGCGAGAACACCGCAACCGACCTCTTCGGCATGACCCGCCTGCCGTGGACCACCATGGCCGACGCGCTCGGCCTGGAGCCCGGCCTCCGCGTCAACACCCGCGGCGCCCGCAAGACCCAGGGCGGCAACGACTTCCCGTGCGACGCCCCTTCCTGGACGCTCACCGAGAAAGCCCGCTCCTGGTGGGTGCTCCGGCAGGGCAAGCGGGCCAACGCCACCGTGCGCCGCCTGGACCAGCCCGCCGGAACCCTCGTCGCCGGCCACGCCCGCCACGACTACCAGTGGGTCAAGGTCGACGGCCAGGGTGACCTCGAAAGGCGCCCCCTGCTGATCCCCGAGGCGGCGGTGCTGCAGGGCTTCCCCCCCGACCACCCGTTCCACGGCAGCGAGTCCAAGCAGTTCCTGCAGATAGCCAACGCCGTCCCGCCGCTGCTCGCCGCGCACGTCGTGTCGGCCGCGACCGGGATCCCGCTGCCCGAGCGGCAGCCCGAGCAGACCGCCGCATGACCACCCCGCACGCAGGGCGGCCTGGGCGCGTCGTTACCGCGCCCAGGCCGGCCCCAGCCTCCCACACCACGACCGCCTGCCCGAACCAGCCACCAGGAGTGACCGTGAACGACCGCCCCGAATCCGCCCCGATCCGTCGCAGCGACCTGCCGCCCATCCCGCCGCCCGAGTCCGAGATCTTCACCTGGTTCCCCCACCCCGACGGCGGCGGGGACATGGTGCGCGGCCAGCGTCAGCGCGGCGTTGTGGTTCGGCGGCGCGTCTCGTACAGCGACTGGGAGCCTGTCCGCCCCGACCGGTGGGCCGCCGAGCCTCCGAGCGACGCCCCCGCCGCCGCTCCTGCCGGCCCGGCGCCCGCCACCGACCGGGCGGCGCTGCGGGAGCGGATCGCCGACGCCGTGCGCGACGCCGCCTGCAACGGCGACTGCGGTAAGACCGAGAAGGAGTGCGCCAAGGAGCGCATCCAGCCCTTCGTCTGGCACCACGGCAAGCTCGCCGTCATCGAGGGCACACCGGAGCAGATCGCCGACGCGGTGCTGGCCGTGCTCCCCGCGCCCACAGACCAGACCGCCGATCGGGCCGCCGTCCTGCTGGAAGCCGCCGACCGTTTCGACCGCATGGGCCGCACCGTCCTCGCTGCCAGCCAGATCCGAGACGCGCTGCGTCGTCTGGCTGGCGAGGCGCCGCCTGTCAAGACCGTCGTCGCCGACTGCAACACCGGGCCCGGCTGGTACGAAGTGATCTCCCCGCGAGCGACCACGTGCATCGTCTACGTCCACGAGGACGGCTCCCTGTACCTCCCCGAGGGAGAGGCGTCGCTGAACCCGACCGAGTTTGCGTTCGCCGCCGCCCGGGGCAACGCCCACCGCCTCGTGCGGGCCGACGACGCGCAGCAGGACGAGGTCGAGGAGCCCGACGACACCCTCCACGCCTGCCCCGGCCGCTGGGGCGGACCCGACTGCCGCTGCTTCGACGACGAGCCCGCCCGCGAGGCGCAGCAGGACCCGACACAGGACGGCGAGGCCAAGCTCCCGCCGATGGACCCGGCGAACATCCTCGGCGTCGACGGTGCACCCGCTCACTGCACCGGCGCGGAAGGCTTCTGCGCCGAGCACGGCTTCCACCGCCACGCCGTGGCGCGGTCCGGCCAGCCCGACACGGACGAGGAGGCGTAGTCGTGACGGGACACGAGTTCACGCCCGGCCTCCGCTCCCGGAAGGGCCGCGCCCCGATGCCACCCGAGGTGCAGGCGGTCGCCGGTGAACTGTCCCGCCGGGCCGCGCAGATGTGGGCCGAGTCGGACGGTGAGCTGTCGATCGCGGAGGCGGTGGAGCTGGCCGCGTTCCGCATGGGCGCCGAAACACCCCAAACCAGCACAGACGACGAGGCTGGTCCCTGAGTCGGGATTCCCACCCAGGCAGACAGGCCCCGGGAAAGCCGCTGAACGCCCCTCTCGCGCCCTCAACCCCCCGAATCGGTATCTCGGGAGGTTCGAGGGGGGAGTTCGGCCCTCACAGAGGCGCACAGCCCCGCCGCCCCCACACCCGGGGCGGCACCCACCCAGCACGGAGACCACCATGGCCACCAACCCGTACCGCGTGCTCGTCACCGGCAGCCGAGACTGGACCGACACCGACACCATCTGCACCGCCCTCGACGAAGCACTCGATCGCGCGCCCGACCGGCTGCTCGTCGTACACGGCGGCTGCCCGACCGGCGCCGACCGCATCGCCGGGCTCTGGGCCATCGCCGCACGAGTCCCCGCCATCACCTACCGCGCCGACTGGAAGACCCACGGCCGCGCCGCCGGCCCCATCCGCAACCGCGAGATGGTCGACGCCGGAGCCGACTTGGCCCTCGCCTTCATCAAGGACGGCAGCCGCGGCGCCTCCCACACCGCGCGCCTTGCCGAAGCCGCCGGGATCCCCGTCCGCCGCTTCACCGCCTGACCCGCCCCCGGCCACCCCCCAATCCGGGGGCGGCACCCATCCCAACCACGGAGCAGCACATGACCGCCCGCCAACTCGCCCTCGACGACTGCGAACCCAACTGGGACGACCTCTGCGACCAGGGCGCCGAGCAACTCCACGCCCCCGCCGACAAACCCCACCGCGACCTCCGCGGCCAACACCTCAGCGTGATCAAGAAGCACCGCATCACCACCATCCACACCACCGGGGAGTACCTGTGACCTTCCACTACCGCGACACCGACGGCGATCACCTGTACGTCACCCCGACCACCCGCCACGGTGAGCCGGCACTCAACCTCCGCACCGCCCGCAGCGACGGCCAGGGCGGCGCGGCCGTCGACATCCCCCTCGACCACATCGAGGAGCTGGTCGCCGGCCTCCGCGACACCGCACGCCAAGCCGCCGCACAGGAGCAGCACGCATGACCGCCGCCCCCGCTTCCCTTCCTGAACTGTGCCCGCACTGCGACCAGCCACAGCCTGCCCCCGACACAGACCAGCACATCGCCACCGCGCACGCCGACATTCCGCCGTGCACCGCCACCCTCACCAACGACACCACCAACGGCGTCCTGCACTGCGTGCTCCGCGCCTGGCACCGGCGTGGTCACGGCGAGCACGGCGAGTGGCACGTCAGCGCACGCGGGCCCGTCGGCCGAACCATCTGGAACGACACCGCCGATGGAGCCACCCCGCACCGCACCGAGGAGCAGCCCGCATGACCCGCCCGCGCCCCACCACCCGCGCGCCCAAGCCCAACCAGCAGGAACGCGCCCAACGCGAACTGGTTATCGACAACCTCATCGGCCGCGCACTCCGCGGCCACCTCACCATCCCCGAAGCCGCCCTCCTCGCCGACTACATCCGAGCCGACCGACGCAACGCCCAGCAGACCCGCCAGTCCCTCACCGACACCACCCGCGCCCTCGAACGCCACCGCGAAGCCGCCCGAACGGCGATACGCGAGGCCGAGCAGCGGGCGGAACAGGCCGAGACCGAGCTGGCCGAACTCCGTACCGTGGCCCGCGGCTACTGCCCCGCCTGCGGTAGGGGCGACGCCGCACCCACCGTCGAAGACTGGGAGCAGCAGAAGCAGCGCGCCGAACGCGCCGAGGCCGCCATCACCCGAGTCCGCGCCATCGCCGGATGGGCCGCCAACGACTGGGCCGACCTCAGCCCCGACAAGATCCTCGCCGCCCTCGACCCGCCCGCCCCGGCGGCAGAAGCTCGATCAGCCGACAAGGAGCAGCCGTGACCCTCTGCCGAGACTGCCAGCAGCCCTACCACCCGCACGAGTCCTGCCAGGCCGCAGCCGACCGACGCGCAGACTGGGCAGCGATCACCGCCTACGTCGATCAGCAACTCAGCCGCCTCGCCACGCTGGCCGGCCGCACCCCGATGTCCGAGGTCCCGCCCGCACTCCGCGGACCCAACTGGCCAGGACCCGCTTGACACTCGTGTGATCCTGGACCCACGGCAAGACACGCACGCCGACCCGGACGCGGGGAAGGCTCACGGAGCCCGTGTAGGAAGTCGCCGGCAACGGGGACAACCGACGGCAGGGCGCGCACGCCGATCCCTTCGGGGCAAGGCCCTCCGGGCCCGCGTGCAACGCCCCGCCACCACCACGGCGGGGCGTTCTACTTGACGGCCGTGCGACCATCACACTGCCGGGCCTGCCGCAAGCTGCTGCCGACAGACCGGCGCTACTCAACGCGAAAGCCCCCGATCTCCAGGTGATCAGGGGCTTTCGTCTGTCCGGGCGCGGCTACGGCTGCATCTCTTCCCGGGACAGCTGCTCCCGCCACTCCTCCGGCATCTCGCGGAACCGCACGGCGGGACTGTCGTCTCGATCGGTCAGCCCGTCACGCATCCAGTCGGTAGCGACAGAGCGCAGCTCGGAGTCCTCGTAGTAGTTGTGGTCGTACTCGTCGCGGGGCTCGGCGTCCCGGTCGGCGAAGGTCACCTCCGCGATCACGTAGAAGCGGCGTACCGGCTCGCCATCGATCCGCAGGCGGTCGATCTTCACTCGCCCTCCCCGGTGATCGCGTCAAGCATCTGCGCGGCCTCGGCGACAAGCTCCGGGTAGTGGTCGAGGCCGTCCTCCTCGCCGCACTCGTAGCCCTTGTGGATGTCGTAGTCCACGTGGTTGACGAGGGCCCTGACGAACAAGTCGAGGGTCTGCGGGGTCAGACGCCACTCGCGCGGGTTAGTGGTCGTGGTCACGTGGGCTCCTTGCGGGTCGGACGGGAAGCGCCGCTTCTTGCGGGGCTGCTTGGGGTTCGCCTTGAAGAACGCGGCCACCTCGTCCTCGCGGAACCGTGGACGCGTACTGCCCTCGCCCTCGACAGCGGAGGGAAAGATGCCAGTCCGCCGATACGTGTGGATCGTCTGACGGCTGACCCCGTGCTCCGCCGCGATCTCGGTGACGGTCATCAAGCGCGGGCTCCCCTCGGGTTCGGGGTTCTTGGGCACGGCAACATCCTCCCTGATCTGCTTGACGTTGTAAAGCAGATCGTGCACTGTGGAACTGCACCAACAAGTTGGCCCCGGACGGGAGTTCGCACCTCCCGCCGGGGCCTCATCCACCCTGCTGTGAACAGGAGAGATGACGGAATGCAGCGTACCCACGTGCAACCCCAAGCGCCCAGCCCCGAGCACCAGCGAGCCGACCAGCCGGCCCCGCAACCCCAACCCGTACCAGCGCCGCGGCCGCACCCCGACGACACGCTGCCCCGCCGCATCCCGGGAGCGTCGCTGTGAGCCTCCTCGACAAGCTCCTCGGCAACGACCGCGAACGTGCCGCCACCAAGTACGCCGGCCAAGAGAGCGCATCGGACCGCGCAGCCCGCCAACGCCGAACCGGACACCGCCGCAGCATCGCCAAGGCCGCCGCGCAAGCAGAGCGCTGGGAGCAGCGGGACCGCCGCCGCTTCCGCTGACCCGCCCCCGAGACCGCCGCGCGGCGGTAACCCAACCCCCTCGTCCCGCCGCGCGGCCGCCGTCCCTCCCGCACCCGTTCCCCCACGGCCGGGAGGGACGGCACCCACACCACCACCGCTCCCGGAGGAGCACCGTGAAGACCCGAGACCCGCTCGCATGGGCCGCACTCACCGCAGCTCTCGCCGTCACCGCGTCCGCCGAGTACGAACTCGCCCGCGCCTGCGGCTTCGGCCCCTGGGTCGCAGCTGGAGTTCCCGCCGCACTCGACATCTACGCCGTGCGCGCCCTGCGAGTGCACCGCGACGTCCTCGCCGTCGTCTTCGCCATGATCGCCGTCAACGCCGCATCCCATCTCGTGAGTGCGCAACTGCTGCCCGTGTCCGTGTCGCTCGTCGTGGCCATCTCGGCGATTGCACCGCTCGTGCTGTGGCGAGTACACGCACTCCGTGCGCAACCGACCGCACCCGCACCCGCGCAGCCGGCCGCGTCCGACGATTTCGAGCGCGCAGCCGAACAGGCCGTCGAGGTAACGGACCCGGATGCACCGAGTGCGCTCGTCCTCGACTTCCACCCCCACCCGCAGCCGCATCCTGACGTGTGCGCAACCGCATCCTCCGCAGTTCAAGCCGCGGATGCACCCGCGCCGCAGCCAGAGCCCGCATCCGACGCAGCCGCTCCCGTGGTCCGGCAGATGCCCACGCCGGATGCAGATGCGCAGCTCCTCGCAGCCGCACTCGAAGTCAACGCAGCTGCGCTCGCCGAGACCGGGCAGCGCGCATCCCTCCGTCGGTTGCAGTCCGAGTTGCGCATCGGCCAGAAGCGGGCGCAGCGCATCCAAGCGCAGCTACCGGATGCCGTGGGCGCAACCGTCCGGGAGGCGTGATGGTTGCGTGGATCTTCTGGCCCATGGCTGCACTCCTTGGTGCAGTCGGGCTGCATGCACTCGCACCCCGTCGTGCACCGCTGCTCTATCTCGGGCCCGCCGCCTGCACCATCGCCGTCCTCGCTATCGCAGTCCTGTACGTGACCGCCATCTGGAGCCCCTGATCCCCATGCCGTACATGGCCATCAATCTCGGCGGCGTCGCCCTCGGCGTCGCCATCGTCCTCGTCTTCCTGCTCCGCTGGTGGTTCAAGGAAAAGCGTCAGTGGGCTGCCCTCGTCCCGTTCGTTCTCTCCCACCTCTATGGCATGCTCGCCGCCCTGGCCGCGCTCGGCTCGTTCTCCGCGCTCGGCTTCGCCACCTGGGCCACTCTCTGGGCCGCGAACGTCGCCGGGTACACCGGCCTCGTCTGGGGCGTCGGCGGCACCGCCCCGAACGTCACCCGCGCCCACCAGCTCGCCCTCACTCCCGGCGGCTACGTCATCGTGTTCCTGTTCACCGCAGTGCTGTTCGCCCTGTGGAAGTGGGCACCCCGCGTGCCCAACGGCAAGCTCGCTGCCGGTGCGTTCTCCGGGGTGGCCGTCGCCCTGTCCGGAACCGTGGCCGGCGTGGCCGCAGTGCCGCTGGGCTCGTCGGTGAACCTGCTCGGGGCGTGGTTCACGGGGGCGTTCGCGTGAGCGGGGGAGAAGCCTCGGAGGCCGTCGCCGAGGAGGCTGAGGAGGTAGGGGAGTCGGACGGCATGAGCGAGCGCACCGCCAAGGTGATCGTCCTCCTCGTGGCGGCCGGCGCCCTGGTGGGTGTTGTGATCGCATTCCCCTACATCGCCTACTTCGTGGCCGGAATCCTGGCCTGCCGCGGCTGGGACAAGGCCCGCGCCTGGCGTGCCCACCGCGCTGAGACCGAACCTGCCGAGGACGACGAAGAAGCTGACGAGGTGGACATCGTCGAAGCCCTTCAGCAGCTCGGTCGTAGCGTGCTGCTCACCGAGCTGCGCGCAGAAGCGGGACTGCCCGACACGAAGACCGTGAAGACGCTTCTCGGCGAGGCCGGCATCCCATGGCGGGCGGGCGTCCGCACAAGCGCGGGTAACGGGCCGGGCGTCCACCAGGATGACATCCCCGCCTCTTCTCTCGTTGCCGACGGCGACCATGGGGAGCGTTGTTGCTGCAGGTCAGACGCCAACGCCAACACCAACAACGACTGCGAGGAGGAGCCGGAAGAGGGGTTGCGTGTACAACGCATCGGCACCGACGGGTACATCCTGTACGACCCGAAGGACACCGTCCGCCACCACCGCGTCAAGTAGCCGACGCCACACCGAGGCCCCGTCGCAGACTCCTCCCGCGGCGGGGTCCTTCTGCGTCACCATGTGCCCATGCCCGCCACGATTCGGTTCACCGGTGACGACAAAGACATGACCCTCGACGAGCTGGCCGCGTTCGTGAAGGCCGCTCGGCAGGCCGGCGTGCCCGGTGACAATCCGGTGCGGGCGGATCTGTCGATGTCGGGGAAGATCAAGCACGTTGAGGTGTTGCTGGACGACGATGCGAGTTGACAGCGCTGCGACACTGGCCGTGTGGTCGGGTTTCGAGCGCCGCGGCTACCCCCTGAGAGGCCCTGCCGGGCCTCCCCGTCCCGGCGGGGCCTCGCCCATTCCCCCGCGCACTGTCGACGGCCGCGGCTAGGATCCGCGGCATTCAACACCGCGCCACTGGGGGGACCATGCGCCACACCACCACCGCCATCCTGCTCACCGTCGGCCTCGCACTCGCCGGCTGCACCAGCGGCAGCGCCAGCAAGCCGGCCGCCAAGCCGAAGGCCACGCACACCGTGACCACCTACACGTTCGACGACTGCAAGGCCCTGCTGGAGAAGCACTATCAGGCGGGCAACGTCCACGACGCGGAGGCCGAACCGGAGTGCAGGGGGCTGACGCACGGCCAGTACACCGAGGCGGTCAAGGCCGTTGTGATGGGCCACAAGGACGAGATCGTTGCCGACGCGAAGGCGAAGGTCATGTACGACCAGGTATGGGACAGTCTCGGCACCGCGGATCAGCAGTCGGTGTGCGACACGATGGACACGTCGAGCCCGGAGGCTGTGGGCGCGATGCTGGACGGGATGGTGGATGACCCGTCGGTGGATACGACGAAGATGGCGCAGTACTTCTACGACGAGAAGTGCTGACCCACGTGCTGCGGCCCCGCTCCGGATCACCGTCCGGGCGGGGCCGTCGTCATGCGGTGGGCTGGTTGAACAGTTGTCGGACGCGCGCCTCTTTCGTGTCGTAGTAGGCGGCCAGTTCCTCGTGGTTGAACTCGCCGTCGCGCCGGATCGCGCGCCACGTGTACCAGGCCAGGAGGTACGTGTCGTGGTCGGGGAAGTCCGTGCCGCGGGGCTCGTCTGTTGGCTCGGGAGGGACGGCGATCGTGATCACGTTGGATCCTCCTCCGGGCGCACCGGGCCCGCGTCCAGGTCGGCCACTGCGCGGAACCGGTGCCCGCACGGCAGCCAGCGAAGGCGCAGCGCCGTCTCGTACACGCCGAACGCCGGGGCTTCCACGCGTTGATCGATGCGTTCGGCGGCAGCACCACACGCGGGGCAGGGCGGGAGTGGCGGCAGGGGGTCGCCGCTCAGGATGGTACCGAGGGCCTGTACGGGCCGGTTGTTGAGTTGCTGCCGCAGTGCGGCTACCTGCTCGTTGGTGAGCTGCTGCACGGTCTCGCTCATGTGGTCGTCTCCTCGCTGCTCACCGGGCGCTCGGTAGCCAGGATCTCCCGTCCCTCCATGATGAGCCGCCTCACGGTCTCTCGGCTGTAGCCCGTCGCTTCGATGATGTCCTTCTGCTGCATCTCATCCGCCGCCTTGGCCAGGGCCTTTGCGCGCTCCGTCTCGGCTTCGGCGACTGCGTCTTCGTAGTCGTGGCGGATCTTCTGCACGTCGTCTCGGGTGACCATGCCTCCAGAATGCCTCATGAATTAGGCCTAGTCTAGTTGACATGCCTTACGGATTAGGCCTAGAGTATTAGGCATACGGAACGGCGCACCGAGGGGGACCCGATGAGGCACACCAAGAACGAGACCACCACCCAAACCCTCACCCGCCTCATCAAGGCCGCCGACCGCCAGCACCCCGTGACCATCACGGCGTTGAAGGAAGAGAAGGACGACGCCGGCAAGAAGACCGGCCAGCTCGTCGAAACGACCAGGACGATCGAGGTCTACGACTTCTACGTCAGCACGGCCGGCGACATCGTCATCAAGGCCATGGACCGCGCCACCGGCGAGACCCGCTCCTTCCGCCTGGACCGGATCCTCAGCTATTCGATCCACCGGAGCCGCTACCTCGTCGCCCGCCCGGCCGCCGACGACAAGCCGGCCCGAACCACCGGCCTCGCCACCGTCACCGTCCTGTACCCGATCGACTGCCCCGCCACCACCCGCGTCCAGATCCTCGCCGACGCGCTGGCCGCATAGGAGGCCCCGATGCCCGACCCCACCCCCGAGCAGATCCGCGCGTCCCTCGCCGACTGCAACCTCCGCCGCCACGCCTGGCGCTGCTTCCAGGAGAGCACCCGCCGTAACGCACTCCGCATCGCCCGCATCACCGACCGAAAGGACACCCCGATGACCCAGCAGACCGCCGCCCTGCCTGTCGACCCCGCCCGGCTCGCCGACCTGCTCCTCGCCCCCGGCGCCGACTCCAACACGCTGTACCGGCAGCTCGCCGGGCAGGTCGGCCCTCGCCCCGCCCGCCAGGCCCTGGCCGGCGCCCACAGCATCGCGGCTGAACGCCTGTGGGCCGAGACCGCCTGAAGCACGCCCCCGCGACCGCTGACCCCGCCCTACGCTCAACCCACGAAAGGCCTGTCATGAACGAGTACCCGTACCTGCCTGCCGAGTGCCGCAACGGCTCCTGCGGCCACGCCGCCGACCGCTGCATGCGCTACCGCTCCCGCCGCTGCCTGTCCGGCGAGTGCACCCACGCCCGCCAGAACCTCCTGTGCGGTGTGAACTACCCGACCGCCACCAGCAAGGCCGGTCGATGAGCGCCCCGAACCCGATGGGCTGCGCCCGCTGCGGTATCGACCAGCGCGGCCACGGCATCCAGGCCGGTGCCGACGGCAGCCACACGTGGGAGCAGCCCACCCCGGAGCAGATCAAGGAACGCATGCTCGCCCGCCGTTCGGGCCGCGCCTAACCCGCCATACCCTCAACCCACCGCGAAAGGACCCCGTCATGGAGAAGCTCAACCCCAACGCCCTTGCCGAGTCCGGCGACAATGACCTCGACGAGCGGCCCAAGGTGCAACCCGTCACCGAGGCGATGATCCGCGCGCACGTCATCGGCGCCGAGGAACTCCCCCCTTACAGCGCCCGCCCGTTCTCCGCATGGCTGTACGAGACGTGGAACGAATTCAACGCGGACGGCAAGCTGACCAACGGCCAAGTGATCGCCGGAGCGCTCGCTGACTGGCGCGGCAACGCCTAAGCCGCTACTGACCCACCGCCACGAAAGGACCCCAGCCATGGACGCCCGCGAAGCCACCGAGGCCGCCGAGGCCACCGAGCACAGCTTCCGCCGCTACGAGCAGCGCATCAACAGCCTGGAGTACGGCATCGACGGAGCCCTCGACATGCTCGACACCCTCGCTGAGCGTGCCGACGACAGCGACTCGGACCTCGCCGAGTCGGTCAGGAACGTCCGCCGCTTCCTCGACGGCTACCGCAACCCGCAGTAGCCCCGCCGCCTGACCGCCCGACACGACAGGACGAACCCCATGCCCGACGATGAAGAGCGCGAGCCCGTCTACTGGTTCTGCAACGACTGCGGCGAAGAAGTCGACGACGAGACCGCCACCTGCTGCGACGACGGGGAGAACGAACCCTCCTACGACGACTGACCCCACCGCACGCCAGAGGGCCCCGACCGCCGCCCGGTCGGGGCCCTCCGCCATGCGCGCACCTGCCACCAGTTGCACACCTCGTTACCATCAAACCACGCCCACCAGTAACCAAGCCACCAGGAGGGGGAACCACGCCATGCCCACCGGCAACCCCCCGTACAACCCCAACCAAGAACAGCGCAACGGCAAGGGCCAGTACATCCGCACCCCGGAGAAAGCCGCCGAAGACGCGGCCATCGCCGAATGCTGGTCCCAGGGTGGCCTCACCTACGAAGAAGTCGGCAAGCGCTTCGGCGTCAGTAAGTGGGCCGCCATCGCCGCGGTCCGCCGCGCCGTCCGCGAGGTTGTCCAAGAAGCTGGCGAAAAGGCGCTCAAGGTCCACTTGGACCGCATGGAGTACCTGTTCGCCAAAGCGGTCGAGGTCGTCGAGGCGGACCATGTCGTCGTGTCGCACGGCCGGATCGTCAAGGACGACGAAGGCAACCCGCTCCGTGATCACGGCCCGGTGCTGGCGGCGATCAACTCGGCGCGGCAGTGTCTGGAATCCGTGCAGTCTCTGACCGGCATGAAGCAGCCCACGAAGATCGAACACAGTGGTGGGGTCAAGTACGAGCTGGTCGGTGTCGACCCGCAGGACCTTGTGTGACCACTGTCGTGCGGTACGAACCGCGCGGCGGCGCCAAGCAGCTGCTGTCGGCGAAGGAACAGGAAGTCTGCGTGGCCGGCCCGGCGGGTACGGGGAAGTCGCTGGCCATGCTGCAGAAGGCGTTCTACACCAGCCTCATCGTGCCCGGCTGCCGGTCGTTGATTGTCCGCCAGACCCACGCTGCGCTTACCGGGTCGACGCTGGTGACGTTTGAGCAGCAGGTCGCGCCTGCGGCGCTCGCTGATGGGATCGTCCGTTGGTTCGGCGGGTCGCCACGGAAGCCTCCCGCTTACCAGTTCGCGAACGGCGCCGAGATCCTCGTCGGCGGCCTAGACCGCCCCGAGAAATTTCTCAGCACGGAGTTCTCGCGGATCTATGTGGATGAGGCGACGCAGATCAGCCTCACCGCGCTGGAGACCCTGATCACCCGCCTCCGTGGCAACAGCGAGACGTACCGGCAGATCGTGTTGGCCTGCAACCCAGACCACCCGAAGCACTGGATCAAGCAACGCTGCGACGACGGCACCATGCGCATGATCCACAGCCTGCACCGGGACAACCCCCTCTACGTCAACCTCGACGGCTCCCTCACAGAGCGCGGCATCGACTACATGGCCAAGCTCGACGCCCTCACCGGCGTCCGCCGCCTCCGCTACCGCGACGGCATCTGGGCCGCAGCCGAAGGCCTCGTGTACGAGGGCTGGTCCGAACCCGTCCACGTGGTCGAACCGTTCGACGTGCCAGACAGCTGGACCAGGTGGGTCAGCATCGACTTCGGGTACACAAACCCCTTTGTCGCCCAGCTGTTCGCCGAAGACCCCGACGGCCGGCTCTACCTGATCCGCGAGTGGGTGCGGACACGCATGCTCGTCGAGGATCACGCCGACGTCATCCGCGACCGGCTCCTGAAGGACCAGCCGCGGCCGCGCGCCATCATCACCGACCACGACGCCGAAGACCGCGCCACCCTCGAACGCAAGCTGGGCATGGGCACGCAGGCAGCGCACAAGGGCGTCTCAGACGGGATCCAGGCGTTCTCCGCCCGGCTCAAGGTCCAGGGCGACGGCAAGGCCCGGCTGTACGTGTTCCGTGACGCGCTCCTCGAACGCGACCCTGAGATGGACGCCGCCTCCCTCCCGATCGGCCTGGCCGAGGAGGTGGCCGGCTACGTGTGGGCGGTCAAGCCGGGCAACGCGGGCGGCCTGAAGGAGGAGCCGGTGAAGGAGAACGACCACTCGATGGATGCCGCCCGTTACATGGTCGCGGAGCGGGATTTGGGCGGGACGCCGCGGGTGCGGGTCCTCGGTTGATCCCGGGCTGTTGTCGAGGTAGCAAGATTCTGCTAGCACGCGATCGTCGGCCGGAATCCTTTATTTACAGGAGTGACTCCGGTTCTGCTTGACACGGCTGAGAATATGCTGTTGTCGGGATCCGACAATCACGGGCGCGCGAGCAGGGGAGGGTACGTGGCCACCACGCTCTACGACACCCTCGCCCGCGCCACCCAACAGGAGTCCCGCCAGCCGCGCATTCCGGCGGTCGTCACCCGCGCCGTTCACCGTGCTACCACCCAAGTCCGGGCCACCGCCAGCCGCCTGTCCGGCAGCCTCCTCACCGTCACGGGCTTGGGCTGCATCGACGTCGGCGCGTTCGAAGCCCACCCGATCGCCGGTTGGATCACCACCGGTGTGACCGTGCTGCTCCTCGACTGGAAACTTGACCCACCGCCGTCCGGCGGTGACGTGTGACCAGCCTCTTCGGGAAGTTCCTCGCCAAGAGCAGCGGCGGGCAGCCGCCTGTTCCGTACGCCGGCCGCGGGTTCCTGCGGCAGAGCATGATGGACGGTGGCGCGGACCCGGCCAGTTACATGCGCGCATACGGCAGCTCGGGCACCGTGTTCAGCATCGTGTCCATGCTTGCTCGTCAGACCGCGAAGAAGGGCTGGCACCTCTACCGGCAGCAGCCGCAGGACGGCCGCAGGCGATACACCACCGGTGACAAAGGCTCCGATCAGCGGACCGAGGTCATCAAGCACCAGGCCATATCAGTGTGGAACAAGCCGAACCCGTTTATGAGCGGTTTCCAGCTCCGTGAGATGGCGCAGACGTACCTCGACCTGACCGGCGAGGCGTACCTGATCGTCCAGCGCGACTCCCGCGCGACGTTCCCGACCGGGCTATGGCCGGTGCGCCCGGACCGGATCGACCCGATCCCGTCCCGCGAGGACTACCTCGCCGGATACGTCTACCGAGGTCCGTCGGGTGAGGCTGTGCCGTTGCAGCCGAACGAGGTTATCCAGGTCAAGTACCCGAACCCCTTCGACCCGTACCGCGGGCTCGGGCCGATTCAGGCGATCCTCGTCGATATCGACGCCGCCCGCTATTCGGCGCAGTGGAATCGGAACTTCTTCCTGAACTCGGCGACGCCGGGCGGTGTGATCCAGGTCGACCGACGCCTGTCGGATGACGAGTGGAACGAGTTCACCAACCGGTGGCGCGAGGCTCACCGCGGGGTCGGTGCAGCCCACCGGGTCGCCGTGCTGGAGCAGGGCGCGCAGTGGGTGTCCAACAGCATGTCGATGCGGGACATGGACTTCGGGAACCTCCGCGGTGTCGCCCGGGATGTGATCCGGGAAGCGTTCGCCATGCACAAGGCCATCTTGGGCACCAGCGACGACGTCAACCGCGCGAACTCCGTCACCGCGCAGGAGCACTTCGAGAGTTTCCTGCTCACCGACCGGCTCGACCGGTGGAAGGACGCCCTCAACTGCTCCTACCTGCCGCTGTTCGGTAGCACTGGCGAGGGCGTCGAACTCGACTACGAGGACCCGGTCACCAGCAACCGCGAAGCCGACGCACTGGAACTGCAGTCGAAGGCCACGGCGGCACAGACCCTCGTCGCAGCCGGCTATGACCCGCAAGCCGTCCTGGAGACGGTCGGCCTGCCGGAGATGCCCGTGGTCGAGAAGGCGACGCAGGCCCCGGCGGCACCGCCTGGCTGGGTCCTGGAGACGCCCGAGGCCGCACCGTCCGAGCAAGCCGCCGCGGTTGCCTCGCTGCTGTCCGGCGGCATCGACAACGCGCAGCGCTGGGTGGCAGTCGCGCACGAAGACGAGAACACCTGCCAGCCGTGCCGCGACAACGACGGCCAGACCTACAAGAACCGGGCCGACGCTTACGCCGACTACCCGAACGGCCAGGGCTACAAGGACTGCATCGGCGCACAGTACGGCAACTCGTGCCGCTGCAAGGTCGTCAAGCGTGGCCGGAAGGGCGGCGAGGAGCCGAGTGACAGCCTGGAGGAGCTGATGGCGCAGCAAGTGCCTACGTGGAACCGGGCGGGTGCCCGATGAACGTCGACTCGATGCGGCGCAACGCTCGCCGCCTCACCAACCTCGTACAGCAGCCCCCGGCAGCCGGCTGGTACCGGGTCATACGTAACACTGCTGGTGGTCCGACGCGGGTCGACATCTACGACGAGATCGGCGGTAGCTGGCTCTCCGAGGGCGTCACCGCGGTCGACTTCATCGCGGAACTCGGGCAGATATCCGGTGACCTTGAGGTCCACATCAACTCCCCGGGCGGCGACGTCTTCGACGGCATCGCGATCTACAACAGCCTCGCGCAGCGCCCCGGGAACGTGACGACCGTGGTCGACGGACTCGCCGCCTCCGCCGCGTCGTTCATCGCGCAGGCGGGCACGACGCGGGTCGTCGCCCCAGGCGCGATGATGATGATTCACGACGCGTCCGGAGCCTGCTTCGGCAACGCCGGCGACATGCGGGACCTCGCCGAACTCCTCGACAAGGTGTCCGACAACCTCGCCAGCATCTACGCCGACCGGGCCGGCGGCGACGCCGAGGGCTGGCGTACCGCGATGCGCACGGAGACGTGGTACACGGCTGACGAGGCTGTGAAGGCGGGTCTGGCGCATCGGGTGGCGGAGCGGCCGGAGCAGAATGCGCTCGCCGCGGTTGCCCAGTTCGACCTTTCGGTGTTCGCGCACGTCCCCGACCGGCTGACGAACGCCGTGCGTCCGACTGCGGCCGATGGTTCGCAGCCGCACGAGCCGACGCCGTACAAGCCTGGCGAGGACGAGACCGTCGCGTGCCCGGTGTGCGAGAAGGGCAACGCGCCGGACGCGCGGTTCTGTGACCAGTGCGGGACGAAGATGGTCGGCCGGGAGGACGTCACCGAGACCGAGGCGCACGGCCAGCCCGCGGTGCGGGGCGTCGAGTCGATGCCGATCGTGGCGAAGGCGCTCCCGGTGCATCACACGGCCACCGTGGATGAGCCGTGGGACGGGCCGGCCGCGGTCGCCGCGATGCCGAACGACGACACCGTCCTGCGCTACTGCTTCGCATGGCAGTCCGACGAGGCCGCGGGCACTCCCCACAAGGAGGGGGACAACGACGCGGACGACAAGAAGGGGAACTACAAGTTCCCTCACCACAAGAGCAAGGGCGGCCCCGCGAACCTCGCGGCTTGCCGTAACGGCCTTGCCCGGCTGGAGGGATCGAAGATCCCAGAGGGCGACAAGGCCGGCGTCCGCGCCCATCTGCAGGCCCACCTCGACGACGCCAACAAGAGCAGCGGCGAGGGCAAGAGCGGCACCGATAACCACGCCGAGGACTTCCCCGCGTGGCTCAACACCCACGACTCCGCGCCGCTTCCGGCGTGGCTGGCAAACGCCGAGGAGGCGACGAAGTGACCACCACCATCCCGGACTCCCCGGCGGCACTGGCCGAGGTACTCAACGACGCGGACAAGCTCAAGGAACTCTGGGCTTCGAAGGAGAAGCTCGCCGAGTTCATCGAGGGCTACGCCGGCGCCGTCGACAAGTCGAACCGCGGTGAAATCAACGCGCAGGCACGTGAGCAGATGCAGCTCGTCCTCGCCGAGTACCTGAAGAACAACGGCAGCGACGCCAAGCCCCCGGTGGACCTGGCGGGCAAGCGCGCCGACAACCTGCGCCCGGAGATCCAGGGCCTCGGATCCGGAGCGCGGCAGAGCCTGTACAACAAGCGTGCCCCCGGCGCGGCTGCTGACGGCATCTTCGACGACGCCAGCGAGTACTTCCGCAGCACGTGGTACCGCGCGGACCGGCTCCGTGACTTCGAGAAGCTTCGGCCCAAGCTGGAGCGTCTCGTCGAGATCCAGAACAGCTACGGCTCCGAGGTGCCGGCGGATGGTGGATTCCTGATCCCCGAGGAGCTGCGCTCCGAGATCCTTCAGGTCGCACTGGAGACCGCAGTCGTCCGGCCGCGCGCGACGGTGATCCCGATGTCGTCGCTGCGGGTCCCGATCCCGATGATCGACGACACCTCGCACCAGTCGTCCATCCTCGGTGGCGTCGTTGGCTACTGGACTGAGGAAGCCGCGGGCCTCACGGAGTCCCAGGCCTCGTTCGGCCGGGTTGTCCTGGACGCCCGGAAGCTCACTGCGTACGCCGAGGTCCCGAACGAGCTGCTGATGGACGCCCCGGCGTTCTCCGGGTTCTTCAGTGGGACGTTCCCGAAAGCGATCTCGTGGTTCGAGGACGTTGCGTTCCTCTCCGGCACCGGCGTGGGCGAGCCGCTCGGCTTCATCAACTCCCCGGTGTCCGTACAGGTCCCTGCCGAGTCCGGGCAGCCGTCCGGGACGATCGTCTGGGAGAACATCGTCAAGATGTACAGCCGCATGCTGCCCACCAGCCTGGGCCGCGCGGTGTGGATCTGCTCCATCGACACCTTCCCGCAGCTCGCCACCATGGCCCTGTCCGTCGGCACCGGCGGCGGCCCGGTCTGGATCGGCAACATGGCCGGCGGCCAGGGCGGCATGGACTCCCCGCCCGCGACGATCCTCGGTCGCCCGGTCTTCTTCACAGAGAAGGTCGGGCCGCTCGGCACCACCGGCGACATCTCCTTCGTGGACCTGTCGTACTACCTCATCGGTGACCGGATGCAGATGGAGACCAGCAGCTCCGAGCACTACCGATTCGCCAACGACAAGACCGCGTACCGCGTGGTCGAGCGCGTCGACGGCCGCCCGTGGCTGCAGTCAGCCATCACTCCGAAGAACGGCAGCTCCAACACGCTGTCCCCGGTCGTCCAGCTCGCTTCCCGGCCGTAACCCAGCTTCACCCCAGCCACCGTGTGGTGGCTGGGCCCATCCCGCCCTGCAAGGGCTTGATCGGCGGCAGTAACGCCCCGCCGGGGAGGTAACACCATGGCAGGCATGTACGGACTCGGGCGCGTCATCAACGTGATCCCGATCGCCGCAGGAAACGCGTTCAAGCTGCGCGGAGCGTCGGCGGTGACGTTCGTGTGCACTGGGAACGACACCTTCACCGTTACCGCGTCCAGCTCGTTCGGCGGCTCCTACTCCAGCCCGGGGAACATCATCACCCGGAAGGCGACGTGCACCGCGACCAACGGCACGGCCGCGTGGGTGGAGTCCACTCAGGCGGCATCCAACGCGGTCACCATCGCGTCCGGCACGGTGGTTTTCAGCGTGCTGACGTCGCAGCTCGCCGACCCCAACGACTACGTCAAGGTCAGCGTCGGCGGCTCCGGTCTCGTGACGGCGATCCTGCACGACCTGATCGTGCAGCGGAAGCCGTCGAACCTCGAAATCCTGGGGGCCTGACCGCGATGACCACGCTCATCCAGAACAAGGATGTCCGGCTTCTCGCGGCCGGCATCGCAGTCAGCCGCGCCACTGCGACACTGCCGCAGACCGCGCAGTCGTCGCTGTTCACCATCTCCGGCGGCCGGATCCTCGTGGTCGCTCTGGTCGGTGAGGTCACCACCGCGATCCAGGCGCAGGCCACCACCGTGCAGCTGATCGGTACCCCGACCAGTGGCACCGCAGTGAACCTGACCAACGCCACTGGTGACGTCAACGGCAAGGAGATCGGCGCGACCGTGACCCTGCCGACGACACTCGGCGGCACCGCGGCGGTGAACAACGCGGGCGGCAACATCACCCCGTCCGCGACGTGGCTGCTACTGCACCCCGGAACCATCGACCTCAAGACCGTCGCCAGCTCGACGGGCGCCATGAAGTGGGACCTGCTGTACATCCCGCTCGACACGGCCGCGTCGGTGGTCGCGGCCTGACATGGCGATCGAAGTCTGCACGTCGTGCACCTGCCGGTTCGCGGTGGGCCTGCTGCGCTGCCCTCAGTGCCAGGCCCCCGCGCCCCGGTTCGCCGACCGCATGAAGGAGAACGACATGCCCAGGATCACCGTCGCCGGGGGTCCGTCGAACGCCGACGCGCAGCCCGGCGAGCCCGGCTACATCGAAGGGAGTGAGCAGCCATCAGCTGGTACCAGCTCCTCGACATCCGACGCCAAGCACGCGCCGAGTTCGAACGAGACCCCAACGTCGTCGGACCGCCCACAGCGTGCCCCCGCGACGGAGAACCCCTCAAGCCCGGACCACCGTCCGAGCCCGGAACCTTCTTCTGCCAGTTCGACGGATGGCAGTACCCCCGCGACTGGGTCCAGCCGGAACCGCCGGCAGGCCTCTTCGACGGGGTCGCGGAAGGGCCAGGGAGCTACGGCGGACTCCCGTAAGACCGACAAGTCCTGAGCCAGCAAGATCTGGGAGGAGGAGATCAGCATGACCGCAACCGGCTACGTGTCCACCACCGGCGACACCCGCAAGGTGAACAAGTCCGGCGACACCATGACAGGCGAGTTGACGCTGCCCGACTCCTCCCCGGACCAGGCACTGAACGCCGCGTCGAAGGGCTACGTCGACGCCGTGGCCGCAACAAAGGCCGCGCTCGCGCACGCTGCCCAGCACGCCGCCGCAGGCGGCGACCCGGTGACGCTGACGCAGGCACAGGTCACCGGGCTCGTCTCTGCACTCGCCGCGCTGGCCCCGCTTGCCGGCGCCCACTTCACCGGCGATGTCACTGTCGACGGCTACACCACTTTGCAGGGCGGCCAGTTCAATTCCGACTTCGCCGCGTTCGGCAGCATGACATTGATCGGCACCGGCAAACGCGTCCGGTTCCGGCCCACGGGCGGAGACGTCGACGTCGAGGGCGGCGGCAAGGACGTCTACGTCTCCGTCTGGTCCGGCGAGGACTTCAGCGGGACTCAGCACACCTACCTGCGCCTGGAGTACAACGCCGGGATCGCGCACGCGGTCGGCACGTGGGTGTTCAGCGACAGCCCGTTCGGCGGGGGTCACACGCTGACGGGTACGACGGCCGGCTTCTACGGGGCCGCCCCGGTCGCGCAGCAGACGGTCACGGGTTCCCGTGGCGGGAACGCTGCGCTTGCGTCCCTTCTGTCGAAGCTCGCCTCGCTCGGGCTGATCGTGGATGGGACGAGCGCATGACTGACGTGATCGCAGGCCAGACCGTGGCGCTCCTGTCGCAGTGGTACGACTTCTCCGGCGGCTCCCTCGTCGACCTCGACGCCACCCCCACCATCACCATCACGAGCATTGCCACCGCGGCGACCGCGCTCGCCGCGACCAGTAGCGGCGTCACCCACCCCGGCACTGGCAGCTACGGCTACGCCTGGACCCCCGCCTCCAGCCTCGCCCCTGGCGCCTACCTCGCCACCTGGACCGGCCTCAAGTCCAGCAGCCCGGTCACCGCGACCGAGACCATCACCGTGTACGCGCCGGCATCCGCCGCGGCCACGAACACGTCTCCTGAGGGCATCTGGTACGCCACGCGTGAAGACGTCATGCGCGCGCTCGACGTGAAGGAGACCGCGCGTAACCGGCGGCAGATCGACGACGCTCTCGAATCCGCGTCACGCGGCATCGAGGGTCTCTGTCACCGCCGCTTCTACCCGGTGCTGGCCACGCGGCTGTTTGACTGGCCGCCGCGCGCGGGGATGACGCCGTGGATCCTGCGTCTCGATGATCAGGGGCTGATCACGGTGGCGACGCTCGCCTCGGGCGGGCAGACGATCGCATCCACGGACTACAACCTCGAACCAGTCAACTCGGGGCCCCCGTTCAACCGCGTCGAGATCAAGCTGTCGTCCGACGCAAGCTTCGGTGGCGGCGACACCTACCAGCGAGACGTACAGATCGCAGGCCTGTGGGGCTACCGCAACACCGAAACCACCCTTGGTTCAACAACCGCAGCCATCACCAGCACAACGGCCACCACCATCACCGTGGACGGCCCGACCTCCGCGCTCGTCGGCGTTGGCAGCGTGCTGCGCATCGACTCCGAACGCATGCTTGTCACCGAGCGGACGCAGGCCAGCACCGGTCAGACCGGCAGCATCACCGCCGGTAAGGGCGACGTCACCCTCACTGTCGCCAACGGCGCTGCCTTCGCGGTCGACGAGGTGATCCTCCTCGACTCCGAGCGAATGCGGATCGACGACATCGCGGGCAACACCCTCACCGTGGAGCGTGCCTACGACGGCACGGTCCTTGCCGCGCATACCACCGCGACGATCTACGCGCCGCGTACCCTCACCGTGACCCGCGGCGCCCTCGGTACCAGCGCCGACATACATGCCTCCGGCAACACCGTCTACCGGTGGAACCCTCCGGGGCTTGTCCACCAGCTGGCGAAGGCCGAAGCCATCTCGCAGCTGCTGCAAGAGCGTTCGGGCTGGTTCCGCAGGGCGTCGTCCGCGTCCGGTACCAAGGGCGGCGAGGTCACCCAGGACGCCCTCAAGGATCTCCGCGACCAGACGTACACCGAGCACGGCCGCAAGGCCCGACACAGGGCGGTGTAGCCATGCCGGGAATCGACTTCAACGTTCGCACCGCCAAGCGGGGCCCCATGTTTGACGGGCGCACCGCGAAGGCGATGCACGCCTACCGCGATGAGATCAGCCTGCGGATCGCCGAGGAAGGCGAGAAGCTGATCCGGCAGCGCCTCAAGGTCGTGCTGCAGCACCCGACCGGCTACTACGAGTCGCGGATCAGCGTCGACCGGGCCGGGGACGGCTATCGGGTCTCCGACGGCGGCGTGATCTACGGGCCGTGGCTGGAAGGTACCGGCAGCCGCAACAGTCCCGTGACGCGGTTCCCGGGCTACGCCACGTTCCGGCGGACCAAGCCCCTGGTCGACAAGCGGGCGCGAGAGATCGCGGTCCGGCTGCTGGCCCGCTACAAGGCGATGGGGCTGATCTGACATGACCCTCGACATCCGCACCATCCTCGACGCGGTGGAGTCGCATGCGCTGGCGTCCGGATTCTTCCAGGCCGTCAACGGGCACGAACCCAAGAGCGCTCCGCAGAACGGGCTTACGGCCGCTGTGTGGGTAGAGCAGATCGGCCCGGCCCGCGGCGGCTCCGGCCTCTCGTCGACGAGCACGCGGCTGGCGTTGTTCGTGCGTCTGTACACGTCGATGCTGCAAGAGCCCGAGGACGCCATCGACCCGGACCTGATGACCGCCCTCGACGCCCTGATGGCCGCCTACTCCGGTGACTTCACCCTCGGTGGTCTGGTCCGCGACGTCGACCTCCTCGGCACCTACGGCGACCCGCTCGGCGCGCGCGCCGGCTACCTGACGACGTCCGGCGCCGAATACCGGGTGATGACGATCACCCTTCCCCTCATCGTCAACGACCTCTGGGAGCAGGTGGCATAGGTGGCGAAGTCTTCCGGCCTCGGCGACAACTTCTACATCGCGGGCTATGACCTGAGTGGCGACCTCGGCAGTGTCAGCCTCTCCGGCGGCCCGGCCACGCTCGAAGTCACCGGCATCGACAAGAGCGCGTATGAGCGGATCGGCGGCGTGCGCACCGGCAGCGTGTCGTGGAAGGCGTTCTTCAACCCGGCCATCGGCGCGGCGCACGAGCGGTTCAGCAGCCTTCCCACGGCGGACGTGATCTGCACGTACATGCGGGGTACGGCGCTCGGGAATCCGGCTGCGTGCCAGGTGTCGAAGCAGATCAACTACGACGGCACTAGGGCGGACAGCGGCGAGTTCACGTTTGCTGTCGAGGCGCAGTGCAACGGCTTCGGCCTGGAGTGGGGCCAGCAGCTCACCGCGGGCAAGCGCACAGACAGCGCGGCGACAAACGGCGCGAGCATCGACACGGCGGCGTCGGCCAGCTTCGGGGCGCAGGCCTATCTACAGGTGTTCAGCATGACCGGCACCGACGCCACAGTGAAGATCCAGGACTCGGCGGACAACAGCAGCTTCGCGGACGTCACCGGGCTCACGTTCACGCAGGTCACCGCCGGGCCGACGTCGGAGCGGATCGCTACCGCCTCGGGGGCGACGGTCCGCCGCTACCTGCGCGCCGTGACCACGACGACGGGTGGCTTCTCGTCGCTGGTGTTCGCGGTCGTCGTCGTCAAGAACCAGGTGGCGGTGAGCTTCTGATGAACCGTATCCAGCCCCAGATGGGCGCCGAGGCGTACAAGACGTACTCCATCGTCGCGCCGCCCTCTACGCACTTCCGTAAGGCCACCTGCGCCGAAACGGACTGCCCCGACTACCTGAACGGCTGGCGCGTCCGCGTCGAGGGCCTGGAACCGGAGATGGTCCACGCGGCGAAGACGTCAGGCCGCAAGTACAACGAGGTACGCATCGCCGAAGGCGAAACGTGGCTGTACTTCGAGGCCGGGCAGCCCTGCTTCCGCGCCAGCGAACACCGGCTGCGCCTCGACCGGCCCGAGCTGTACCTCGTCCGGGACGGGGACTGGCGGGGCAACCCCCGCGGCACCAAGACGCGGATGCACCAACGCCCAGAACTCTGGGTGGAGGACTTCGGCGAGCACCAGCAGAACATCGCAGACCAGATCGAAAGGGGTTGACCCATGGCCAAGAGCTCCGGGTTGGGCTGGACAACGGCCTCTGTGGACGATGCGTCCGGCACGCCGCAGACCATCAAGAACGATTTCACCAACCTGCAGTTCGCCACCCCGCGTGGCGTGCAGGACATCACCGGTATCGACAAGTCGGCCTACGAGCGGCTGCTGCTGCTGGCCGACTTCAGCATCACGCTGAACGGCGTGTTCAACCCGGCGGCGAACATGTCGCACGACGTGTTCAAGACCGTCCCCTCCACCAGCGTGAACCGCACCGTGACGCTCACGGTGTCCGGCAAGACCCTCGCCAACGAGTGTCTGTTCACCGACTACCCGCTCACCCGCGCCGAGTCCGGAGAACTCACCTTTGCTGTGCCTGGCGTCCTTGCTGACGGCGCGGTACCCACCTGGAGCTAGGACCAAGTCACAGAAATAGTCCGCCAGTTGACTGCAATCTCGGACGACAGTTCAACGGGGGCACCTGCCCGCACCAGGAGAGATGAACATGGGCTACAAGCGCAACCCGAAGGTGTACCACCTGAAGTTCGAGGGCGAGTACGACGGCCTCGAAGTCCGGGTGCGAAGCCTGTCCATGGGGCAGCTGATCGCGGCCCGCACCGACAACGACGACGGCGGCAGGGACGGCACCGAGGCTATGGTCGAGCTGCTCGCCGAGCGGCTCGTCGACTGGAACCTCGAAGACGAGGACGGGGCTCCGGTGCCGCCCACCCTTGACGCGATCAAGGGCGAAGACCACGACATGATCATGGCGATCATCACCCAGTGGACCAACGCCGTGGCAGGGGTGCCCGCCCCTTTGGAGCAGCCCTCACCCGCTGGCGAGACTTCCCCGGTGGCATCCATTCCGACGGAAGCATTGTCACCGAGCCTCGCGAGCTGACCTACGCCAAATTCATCCTCGGCCTCGCCGACCGCTGGCACAAGCTGCCGTCCGAGATCGAAGCCGAGCCCGCCGAGACCTTCCGCCTGCTGGAGATCGAACGATTGGGGGTGAATCCGGATGAACGTGGTGGAGATCCTGGTTACGGCTAAGGACCTGACCGGCCCGGCCATGGCCAGCGTCAACGCCAAGGTCAACAGTGCTGGCTCGGGGATGCGGGCCTTCCACAAGACCGCCCTCCTCGCCGGGGCTGGTCTCGCGGCGGTCGGTGTCGAGTCGGTGAAGATGGCCGCCAAGTTCGACTCCAGCATGGCTCTCCTGCACACGCAGGCAGGGGTGGCCAAGGACCAGATGGGGGTGTTGAAGAAGGGCGTTCTCGACCTGGCCGGCAAGGTTGGTCAGGACCCGGATTCGCTCGCCGAGTCGCTGTTTCACGTTGAGTCGAACTTCGAGTCGATGGGCATCAGCTCCCAGAAGGCGTTGAAGCTGACCGAGACCGCCGCCAAGGGCGCCACCGTCGGTCACGCCGACCTTGTCGACGTCACCAACGCGCTCACTGCCGCTGTCGCCTCCGGTATCCCTGGCGTGCAGAACTTCGACAAGGCGATGGGTGTCCTGAACGCCACCGTCGGTGTCGGCGACATGAAAATGCAAGACCTCGCCAACGCATTCGGCTCCGGCATGGTCGCCACCGTCAAGGGCTTCGGCCTGTCCATTCAGGACGTCGGCGCCGCCCTCGCCGTGTTCGGCGACAACAACATCCGCGGGTCGCTGGCCGGTAACCAGTTGCGCATGTCGGTGATGGCGCTCGGCAAGCCCGTCTCCACGGCGAAGGACGCCCTCGACAAGCTCGGCCTGAAGACCGACACCCTCGCCAAGGACATGCAGAAGGGCGGCCTCAAGCTCGCCCTGGAGGACCTCGTCGGCAGGATGAAGGCCGCGGGGATCTCCTCGAAGGAACAGGGGCAGATCATCACGGACGCGTTCGGCCGGAAGGCCGGCGCGGGCCTGAACATCCTGGTGTCCCAGTTCGACCGGCTGGAGTCGAAGTACCCGGCTTTGGCGGAGGGTGCGAACAAGTTCGGTTCGGCGTGGGCTGACACGCAGAAGACGTTCGCATTCCAGATGAAGTCTCTTCAGTCCAGCTTCGACGCCCTGATGATCAGTATCGGGACGAAGCTGATCCCGCCTCTGCAGAGCTTCGTCAGCCTGCTCCTCGAACACAAGGGCGCAACTGTAGCCGCGACAGCAGCGCTCGCGGGGCTCCTCGCCGCCACTGTTGCTGTCTCCGTCGCCATGAAGGCCGCTGCCGCAGCCCAGGTGTTGTGGGCGGCCGGCGGGCGGGCCCTCGCTGGCCTGAAGGGCGTGTTCGAGTCGGTCGCTCTGCGCGCCATGTACATGCGTGAGGCGTTCGTCGTTGCTGGTGGTGGCGTGGCTGGTCTGCGGGCTGCGTTTGCTTCGCTGGGCGCAGTGGCGAAGGCGTCTGTGGTGGTGGGCGGTCTCGCGTTGCTGGCTCTGGCCGTCGCGAAGATCGCCGATCTGGGGAAGAGTGCGCCGCCGGACATTGACAAGCTGACCACGTCGTTGAAGGGCTTGTCGTCGTCGGGGAAGTTCTCGGGCGAGTTGCAGAAGACGTTCGGCGACATGGACGGTTTGGTCGCCAAGGTGAAGGAGCTGGGTCAGAAGTCGGAGCAGATGAGCCAGCATCCGTTCGGGTTCAAGATTCCGGGGCTGGACGATCTCGCCGACAAGATCAAGGGCAGTATCCACAACATCACCGACGGGAAGGACTCCCTCGACTCGCTGAAGGGCGATTTCAACAGCCTCGACCAGGCCATGGCCGGGATGGCGCAGAACGGGTATGCGCAGGTCGCCGCGAAGGATTTCGATCAGATGCGGGACGCCCTGAAGGGCGCCGGGTATTCGACGAAGGACATCAACGCACTGTTCCCGCAGTACACGGCCGCGCTGGCCGGGCTGAAGTCCGAGCAGGAAGTCACCGCCCAGAGCATGGGTTTGTTCGGTGACGCTGCGGTGGCGACGCAGAAGAAGCTTGACGGGGAGGCGCAGTCCGCGAAGGGCCTCGAACAGTCGATCATGGCGTTGAACGCGGTGCACCGTGGCGCATACGACGCTGAGACGGCGTTCTATCAGGCCATGAGTGATGCGCAGAAAGCCGTCAAGGAGAACGGCCGCACCCTGAATCTCAACAGCGACGCGGGCCGGAAGAACCGCGACGTTCTGTCGCAGCTGGCAGCGAAGACCGAAGACCTCGTCGACAAGAAGAACAAGGAACACGTCGCTTGGGACCAGGTCGACAAGACCTACCAGAAGGGCCGGAAGTCCCTCATCGACGCCGCGATGGCGATGGGCGACACCCGGGCGCAGGCGACGAAGCTTGCCGATGAGCTGTTGAAGGCGCCGAAGGCCAAGGCTGTTCAGGTCAAGCTGGAGAAGAAGGCCGCCGAGGCAGACCTGAACGCGTTCAACGCGGCGCTGAAGCGGTCCCCGGGTAGCAGGTCGGTGACGCTGAAGACCTTGAGTAGCACCGCCGAGCAGGTGTTGGAGGGGTTCGGGTTCAAGGTCCAGCACCTGAAGAACGGCTCCGTCCGGATCACGGCTGCGACGGGCGGCGCCCTCGCTGGGATCCGGAACGTGGCCGGGGCGATTGCCTCGCTGCACGATAAGACCGTCAGCATCACCTCGATCCACAACATCATTACCCGCAGCCAGACGTACAGGTCGGTGCACGACATTGTCGGCGCGACCGGCGGCCTGTACACCGGCAAGCAGTTCCGGTACGCCGACGGCGGCCTCGTCCAGGGCCCCGGTACCGGTACCTCGGATGATGTGCCGGCGCCGTGGCTCAGCAACGGCGAGTTCGTCATCAAGGCCTCCGCGGTGAAGAAGTACGGCGAGGGGTTCCTGCAGCGCATCAATGACGGCGACTACGAGGGCCCGAAGTACGCCCGGGGCGGCAAGGTCACGAAGGCACAGCAGCGCGCGAAGGCGCAGGCTCAGGCGGAAGCGCAGGCCCGGCACGACGCGTGGAGCCAGCTGACGATCTCCCACTTCGGACAGATGGCAGGCTACAAGCGCTCCGAGTTCGGGTCGGCGCTGGGCAAGCCGCAGGATCTCGGCTCGCTGGTGAACGCGCTGAACCAGTGGCGCGGCATCATCCAGAAGGCCACGCACGGGCGCACTGAAAGCCGCCTGCTGAAGCAGCTCGACTCGGCGGGCAAGAGCTTGCTGAAGTGGGAGAAGCAGCTCACCTCGGTGACGGCGAACCTGTCGAAGGCGAAGGACAAGCTCGCCTCGCTGAAGGACGCGGCGGCGCAGCTGCGGGACAGCGTGAAGGGCAACCTGCTGTCGTCGGCGAACATCACCCGCGGGGCCGGTCCGGACAGCACGGTGACGCTGTCGTCGATCAGGTCGGGTATGCGGATCAGCAAGGACAAGGTGACCGCGTTCGCGGCCGCGCTGAAGCAGCTGAAGGCGAAGGGCTTCTCGAAGTCGATCATTCAGCAGGTCGCTGAGGCCGGTATCGACGGCGGCGGCCTGGAGACCGCGGGTGCCCTGCTGCAGGCGTCCGCGTCCGAGGTCAAGTCCATCAACCAGACCCAGGCGGACATCGAGAAGGCCGCCGGCAGGGCGGGCAAGACGACCGCTGACGCCGTGTACGAGAAGGCCATCAAGGCCCAGGAGAAGTACGTCAAGAAGCTCGAAGAGCAGCAGAAGAAGCTCAAGGACTCGATGGACCGTCTGGCGAAGGCCATGGAGAAGGCGATCGAGAAGGCCTTCCACCACGGCAAGAAGGCGTCGGGCGGCATCGTCGGCGCCGCCGCATCGGGTGGCCTGCGCTCGTCGCTGACGTGGGTGGGTGAGCAGGGCCCGGAGCTGCTGGACCTGCCCGCCGGTGCACGGGTGTGGTCGAACCCCGACAGCCGGCGGAAGCTCGCTCAGGGGCAGGCGCCGTGGGCGTCGATGCTCACCGCTCCCCGCCGCGCCCCTGCCGCGGTGGCTGCGGGGATGGCGCCGGCGGCCGGGGATGGTGGCCCGCTGGTGATTCAGGTCCGGATCGGTGAGCGGGACTTCGGTGAGCTGTGGGTGGACACGGGCCGCAAGGAAGTCCGCGCCCGCGGGTCACTTGAGGCAACGCTTCGGCCGCCGCGCGGCCGATAGAGGAGAGGAACGAGAGTGCCCTACACGACCTGGAACGGACCGGCGCCCACCACGGCGGCGCTGGCGTCCGTCACGACCGGAACGGCCATCAAGACCATGCTGCAGCTGGCCACTCCGGCGAGCCGCATGATTCAGATCCTGGAGTGGGGATTCTCCCTGGACGACCCGCCCGGCGCGGACGGTGTCATCGAGCTGCTGCAAACCGACGTCGCCGCCACGGTGACCGCGCACGTGGCCGCCACAGGGATCGTCAACCTGGACCCGAACGGCACTACGTCGCTGCTGACGGTGGGCACCAGCGCGACCGGGTACACGGCAACGGCCGAGGGCACGATCACGGCGACGCGCCCGTTCGACGCCGTCTCACTCAGCTCGGTCTCGGGTGAGTCCGGCCTGTCCTACGTGCGCACGTTCATGCCCGACGACAGGCCCGCCGTCGCGGTGTCGAAGTTCCTCCGTGTCCGTGCGACCACCCCGACCACGGCCAGCGACATGCGGTGCTGGGTCACCTTCCAGGAGGTGGGCTGACCTATGCCGGGGCTCGTCCCACAGATAGCGGCGCTACGGCGCCGCCTGGCGATCACCCTTGCGCCCGCGCGCGCCAGTGGGGAGGCGTCCAACGGCGAGCCCGTACAAGTCGAGCTGTTCATCGGCGGGGCGTGGGTGGACATCACCGCGACCTCATCTGTCCTGGTCCGCGACGACAGCGGCAACATCGCGATCACCAAGGGCATCCGCGACGAGGGATCCCAGACGGACCCGTCGACCTGCGCGCTGGAACTGAGGAACACTGACGGCCGGTTCTCCCCGCGGAACCCCAACGGTCCGTACTACGGGCTGATCGGCCGGAACACCCCGGTACGCGTATCGGTCCCCGACGGCAACGGCGGCAAGTCCTACCGAATCTGGGGCGAGATCTCCGAGTGGGTCCCCAACTGGGACACCTCCGGCAGCGACGTGTGGACGGACGTGTCCGCGTCCGGGATCCTCCGCCGCCTCGCACAAGGGCCGGCGCCGGAACGGTCGGTCATCTACAACGCGATCACCGACCCGCTGCCCTCCAGCGTGGTCGCGTACTGGCCGATGGAAGACCCGACCGGGTCCACATCGCTCGCGTCCGCTCTCACCTCCGGGTCAGCGATGACTTGGACCGGCGTACCCGTCCTCGCCTCGTACTCCGGGTTCACGGCGTCCGACCCACTCCCGGACCTCACCTCAGCCACCCTGTCCGGCGGCGTCACCAAATACGCCGACCCGACAGCCACACAGGTCCGGTTCCTCGCCTACATTCCAGCGGCCGGCCTGGGGCTGGGCAAGGTGTTGGTGGCGATCGACCAGCTCGACTACAGCGCCGGAGCCTCCCAGTTCTGGGAGGTGTTCTACGACACCGCCACCACCTCTTTCACGATCCGCACGTGCGCCGACGATGGCACCGTGCTGGGCGCCGAACTTCAGCACAGCCTCGACGTGCGGGGCCGCCTCCTCTACGTCAGCGTGGAACTCCAGGAAGCCGGCGCGAACATCACGCGGACACTGCGGCTGAAGGACGTCTCCAACTCCCGGACGTACACCGTGTCCGACACGGTTTTCACGACGCAGCTGACCCGCGTCACGCGTGTGCAGTTCGGGCCCGCGTCCAGGGCCGTGTCGGGCGCGGCCGGGACCGCGAACCTGCCGGGCGTGGCAGTTGGCCACGCGACGGTGGAGAACGCCATCACGGACATTGCGGCGCTCGGTGTCCGTCTGAACCCGATCGGGGAGACCGCGGGCCGCCGGATTCAGCGGTTGTGTGACGAGGCGGGCATTGCGTTCGGCTGGGTCGGTGACCTCGACGACACCGTGCCGCTCGGCGCGCAGAGCAAGGCCAACACGTTGTCGCTCGTTCAGGAGGCAGTCCTCGCCGACGGCGGCATCCTGTACGAAAACCCGAGCGTGCTCGGCCTCGGCTACCGCACCCGCGCCTCCCTGCACAACCAAGACCCGGTCGTGACGCTGGACTACACAGCGGGCCAGCTGGACGGATCGAAGATCCCGACACCGGTCGAGGACGACAGGTACATCCAGAACAAGGTCACCGTCACCTGCAGCGGCGTCTCGCAAACGGCAGAGGAGACGTCCGGGACCCTGTCCACGGCGCTCCCCCCGGCCGGGGTCGGCGTGTACGGGCAGGAGACCACCCTCAACCTGGCCAGTACGGACGAAGCAACGCTGCTGGACCAGGCGGCATGGCGCGTCCACCTGGGCACCGTGGATGAGGCACGCTTCCCGCAGATCTCCGTGAACCTTGCCCACCCGTCGATCACGGCGGACATGCGGCGCGCCATCATCGGGATGCGGCTCGGCGACCGCATCCAGATCACCAACCCGCCCGCCTGGCTGCCGCCCGACACCATCGACCAACTCGTCCTCGGCATCAGCGAGACCATCACCCGGCTCGAGCACAAGTTGACGTTCCAGTGCGCGCCGGCCAGCCCGTACTCGTCGATCGGTGTCCTCGACGACGCCGACAGCAGGATCGACACGGACGGATCGGAGCTGGTCGGGACCCTCACGACCACAGACACCGTGGCCGGCGTGCAGCCGTCATCCGGATTCGACGGGTTGTGGACGAAGGACCCTGCTGATTTCCCGCTGGACGTCGAGATCTCCGGCGAAGTCATCCGCGTCACCAGCATCGCGGATCTGGTCACGGACACGTTCGGCCGGACTGTGTCGAGCAACTGGGGCACCAACGACAGCGGCCTGACGTGGACGCTCGGTGGTGGCAGCGCGTCGGACTACTCCGTCGGTAGCGGCGTGGGCGCGCACCTGCTGTCCACCATCGGGAACTCCCGGCGGTGCACGGTGGGCACGACGATCACCGATATGGACATGTACGTCAGCATCACCGCAGATCAGCTCGCGACCGGGGACTTCCTGGCTGGCGGGCTGGCTCAGCGATTCCTCGACTTGGACAACCTGTACAGCGCGCAGTTGCGGTTCACGACGTCGACCACCATCCAAGTGGTGATCATCAAACGGGTTGCCGCGACCGAGACAATCCTCGGCACCTACACGATGGCCGCTGTGACCTTCGTGGCGGGCACGTTCTACCGGCTCCGGTTCAAGGTGAACGGATCACTGCTGCGGGCGAAAGCTTGGCTGGCGACGGACGCGGAAACCCCGGAGTGGCAGGTGTCCGTGATGGACGGCGACCTCGTGACCCCGACGTTTCTCGGGGTCCGGTCGATCGCCGGATCAGCCTCCACCAACGTCAACCCGTCGATCAAATATGACGATTTCGCGGTCGTCTCCCCGCAACGCTGGTCGCTGACCCGCTCCATCAACGGCGTCGTCAAAACCCACAGCAGGGGCGAGGCCGTTTCCCTCGCTACCCCCACCTATCTCGCCCTGTAAGGAGGCGCATCGTGGCTGAGGCCTACCCCACGCCCCTCGCGGGGCAACGGATCACCGCATCACTGCTGCGCAGCATGCAACCCCAGACGCTCAGGAAAACGGCGGACACCAGCATCACCGCCAGCACGTCACCGACAGCCGACCCCCACCTGACCTTCTCCGCCGAGGCCAACGCCGTCTACACATGGTGGGGCTGGCTGAAGTACGACGGCGCGACCGCCGGGGACCTGCTCGTTTCTTTCACCGCACCATCCGGCTCCCTGGGCGAGTGGGCCGGGCATGGCACCGGTATCACCGTGATCGGGTCGCAGTCCACGCCGACGCTGGAAACCGACACCGTCCGCACCAACGGATACATGATCCGCACCGAATCCAACGACGTCACACAGAGCCGCAGCTTCGGCGCCCTGGGCGTCGGCAACGCCCTGTCGGTCTTCATCAAGGGCACGCTCCGGGTCGGGTCGACAGCCGGAACGTGGGCGGTGAGCTGGGCACAGAACGCCTCCAACGCGACAGCGACGACGCTCTACACCGACAGCTACATCATGCTCCAGCGGATCGCCTGAGAAGGGACCCCATGGCCACCTACGTGATCACCGGGCGGAACGGCAGCAACGAGCCGCTGGTATCGGTGAGCATCTCCGGGATCAGCCAGGACGCACCGATCGTCGACGAACTCGACGTGGTGAACGCGCTACGCCAGTACCTGGACGGTGTGGCCGGGGTGTCGGTGGTAGTGGCGCAGAAGTACGAGCAAGTCATAACGACCGTGTAGGAGCCCCAGTTGAGGACAGAGCATCTCCCCGAGCGCGGCGGCCCGTTCCGCCTCGGACGGCACGTCGAACACGATCCGCGCTCCCTGCGGTACGCGCACGGTGTGCTGCCGGAATCGACGGTCCGACCGGTGCAGTGGCAGCGGCGCGTGGACATCTTCGACCAAGGCTCGTTGGGCTCGTGCACGGGCAACGCGGCCGCCGGCGTGCTGGCCACGGACTCCGCGGCGGGCCCGGGAGCGACCTCGGTGACAGTGAAGGGCGTTGCCCGGCCGGTCGACGAGGCGCTAGCGGTCGACCTGTACAAGATGGCGACGACGCTCGACAGCGTCCGCGGCTCGTATCCGCCCGACGACACGGGCTCCTCGGGGCTGGGGGTGGCGAAGGCCCTCAAGGGCTGGGGGTTGGCGTCCGGGTACACCCACGCGTTCTCTCTCACCGCCCTCAAGTCGGCGCTGCAGTCCGGCCCGGCGATGATCGGGATCATCTGGCTCAACAGCATGTTCGACCCCAAGGGCGATGGCACGCTCCCGGTCGACCGCAAGTCCGGGCTGGCCGGCGGCCACGAGATCGTCGTGTCCGGCTGGGACGGGAAGCGGTTCCGCCTCGACAACAGCTGGGGCGGCTCGTGGGGCGACGCGGGGTCGTGCTGGGTGGCCGAGACGGACATGACGTGGCTGCTCACGCAGGACGGCGACGTGACCGTGCCCGCGCTTACCCGGGCGCCGACGCCGACTCCTGGCCCGATCCCCGACGACCCTGACCTTGCGCTGGCACTGGCCATGCGTAAGTGGCTCACAGAGACAGGACGATGACCATGGTCGACCTCTGGATGCCCGGTGCCGCCAGACACGATGTCGGCGACCACGCCCCCACCGACGGGCAGTACCCGGCGCGCGTAATCGCGCACATCACGTGGGACAAGAACGCCACCGCGGGAAAGCCCATCGATCACGTCAGCTTCGAGGCGCTCCTGAACTACTTCACCACCTCAGGTGTCGGCATGGCGCCGCATCTGATCTGGGACCCGTTCACCGGGCAGATCGTGCAGCTGTACCCGGCCGACTCCCGGTCGAAGTCAGTCGTCGACCTCGCGGGCGGGACCCGGACCAACAGGGCGGGGAAGTACGTGATCCAGATTGAGGCCGTGTTCTTCCCCTACACCCGCTACGGCGGAAAGGTGTACGCCACCCTCGCGGACACGCCGTGCAAGGGCTGGGCTGACATCAACGCCTGGACGCGCTCCCTGGGGATCCCGGACGCCTGGCCGATGGGACATCCGACCTCGTTCGCTCCCAACCGCAGCGAGTCGGTGTGGGAGAAGCAGGGCGGCTGGTACGGCCACAGCCAGGTGCCCGAGAACACCCACCAGGACCCCGGGAGCTGGCCCGCATTCGTCAGCCCCCCGCCCCCGTCGCAGCCGCCGGCCAAGCCGCGGGTGTCGCTGGCGCACGTGGTGGCCGCGGCCCGCAAGGACCCGTCGGCCGTGCAGGGCCACACGACGTACCGGGCGGAAGTCCTCGTCGTGGAGAAGGCGCTGCAGGCGGAGAAGCTGCTGGCCGCGCAGTACGTGGACGGCTCGTTCGGGTCGCTGACCGTCAACGCGTATGCGCGCTGGCAGAAGCGGCTTGGCTACTCGGGGACGGCCGCCGACGGCATTCCCGGCATGACCAGCCTCAAGAGACTCGGCGCGAAGCACGGCTTCGACGTCGTCGCATAACACCCTCAGGAGAAACCATGACCGTCAACCTCGACGCCGCCTACTGGCTGGGCCTCGTCACCTCCGTCGTCCTCCCGGTCCTCGTCGGCCTCGTCACCACCCGCGTCACGTCCGCCGGGACGAAGGCCGTCCTGCTGCTCGCCCTGTCCACCGTGAACGGGTTCGTCGTCGAGTACGCGGGCCCGCACGACGCCGGGTACAGCGTGGGTACCGCCGCGGTCCTCGCGCTCGTGTCCTTCGGCACGGGTGTGCTGGCGCACTTCGGGCTGTGGAAGCCGACCGGCCTGTCCGGTAAGGCGCAGGACTCCCTCGTCACGTCCGGCTCACACGCCGCCAGCGCCTGACCAAGGAGAGATAGCACGTGCCCGACGAGCCGACTCTCGGTGAGGTCGTCCGCCGCTTCGAGGATCGGCTCGCCGACGTCCGAGACGACATCCAACAACTCGGCCGACGTCTGGACGACAAGGTCGACCAGAAGTTGTACGACCTGCGACATGAGGCGCTCGCCGCCCGGGTGGCCACGTTGGAGACGTTGCGGGAGAAGGACACCGAGAAGCTCGTTGCGACGCGGCGGTGGCTGATCGGCGCGGTGATCGTGCCGCTCATCGGGATCCTCCTCCCAGTGATATTGCTGCTGACACAAGGGGCCAAATCGTGAGCCGGTCACAGATCCGAGCGGAGGAGCGCCGGTGGCGGCGCGGTGATGTGCTGGCCGCTGTGGGAGCGTTGCTGCTGGGCGCGGTGCTGGCGTGGATCGTCCTGAGCGTTGAGAGTTTGGGCCAACGGCTGGAGACAGCGAATCAGGCACGGGATGCGTTGGCGTCCCAGGTGCAGAGGCTGGGTGCGACGCCTGTTGCGGGAACGCCCGGGAGCCGGGGTGAGCCGGGTGTGAGTGTGACGGGGCCGCCGGGTCCGCAGGGTGAGCCGGGGGTACCTGGCCCGTCTGGTTCGCCGGGGCCGTCGGGTAAACCGGGGAAGGCTGGTACAGCGGGCACGAGCGGGGCGCCGGGCTCGCCGGGCGCGGCTGGCCCGACTGGGCCTGGAGGCCCTGCCGGGCCGCAGGGTGAGCAGGGTCCGGCTGGTCCGCAGGGCGAGAAGGGTGAGAAGGGCGCGACCGGGGAGCAGGGGCCTGCGGGTTCGGCTCCGTCTGGGTGGACGTTCACGGATGGGCAGGGCGTGACGTATGAGTGCACGCCGGATACGGACGGGTCGACGCACTACACCTGCCGGGCCACGAGCAGCCCGAGCCCTAGCCCAGGGAACGGGAACGGGGGTGGGGGCGGGTCGTTGCCGCTGGCGTTGGATCCGCAGCGCCGCCAGTACGCCTAAGCCGCCTCAACAACCTTGGCGCGTATGGCGGCCGCCCACTCCTCGTACAGCCGTTCCAGGGCCGCTCGCCCTTCCCCGCTGAGCTGCACGCGCGGGTCCCGCCATAGACGACGGATGTCCTCGTTCACGGCCGCAGCAGAGCGCACGACGCCCGGAGGCAGAGGGCTGGGGGACATGGGACCAGCCTATCGACCACAGACCGCATTCACGCATGCCGGTTCCGCCAGATTCCAGCCGCAGTACCGTAGACACCTACATACCTTCTGGCGGGGGTACACATGACCACATCGATCGGCGACCGCATCCGTAGCCTGCGCGAGTTCCGCGACCTCACCCAGGAAGGCCTCGCCTCCCGCGCCGGCGTCAGCGTCGACACCATCCGCAAGCTAGAGCAAGGCGTCCGGCAGTCCGCGCGCATGCACACGCTGCGCTCTCTCGCAAGGGCTCTCGATGTCCAGCTGGAGCGACTGGTAGGACAGCCCACTGTGACCCAGCAACTGCAGGACGACGGCGGCCTCATCGCACTGCGCGACGCCATCCAGGACATCGACGCCCTGCCCGGAGTCCCTGTCGGCGACGACCTGGAGGACCCTCCAGCAGAGCAGGCGTGGGTCGACAGCGTGAAGGCGGCGACCGCGCAGTACTGGCGGGGCGAGTATTCGCAGCTGTCCGCCACGCTGCCGCTGCTGCTGCGGGACGGTCGTGCGGTCGCCCGGCAGACGCCGACGGAGCGGGTGTGGCAGCAGCTCGCGCTGGCCTACCAGATCGCCGCCTGCCTGGCTACGCAGGCCGGGCATCCGGATTGGGCGTATTCGGCGGTCGAAAAGCAGCTCGCCGCGGCCGCGCGCGCGAGCGATCCGCTGATGGAGGGCATGGGGGTGTCCACGCTGTCGTGGGTGCTGCTGCGGCAGGGCCGGTGGGAGCAGGCGCAGGACATTGCGGTGCGCAAGGCGGAGGCGCTGGAGCCGTCGTTCATGAAGGGCACGCCCGCGCAGTTCGCGGTGTACGGCAATCTGCTGGTGGCTGCGGCGACACCGGCGGCGCGTCGTGACGACCACGACCGGGCCATAGAGTTGCTGTCCGGGGCTGAGGCTGCCGCGGTCCGTTCGGGCCCGGTCCGCGCGTATGGCACCGCTTTCTCGGTGACGGATGTGCGAACGCAGAAGGTGAACATCGCGCTGGCCGGGTCGGAGAACCGGCCGGAGCAGGCGCTGGAGTTCGCGGGAGAGGTGCGGCTGGGGGAGATCTCCCGGCCGGTGCATTCGGCCGCGTACCGGGTCGACGTGGCGCAGGCGCAGTATCAGACCGGCGACAGTGAGGGTGCGCTCGCCACCTTGTTGGAGGTGGAGGAAGACCAGCCGGAGTGGATCAAACTGCAGGTACTGGCGTCGGCCACCGTGCGGGAGATGCTGGAGGCGGAGCGCCGCCGCAACACGCCGTTGAGGTCGCTGGCCGCACGACTGGGCGTCGACCCCTCCCTGTAGTCGGGGTAGGACAACACGTCCTACCCGAGGCAGAATTGACGGAGCGACTGATGCACTTTGTCGCTGGGCTGTGATCACGCACGTACGTAGCGTGAACTCACATGAGGCGGCGCCGCCCAACCCCCGCCAGGCAGCGGGCGGCGCCGCACACCACAGCCCGAAGGAGCGCGCCGTGAGTACCGCCGTCGTCGACCTGCTGCCCCTGCCGCCGCGTGACGGCCTCACCGAGGAGCAGGCCCGCGGCGCCGCCTGCATCTGGGACGCCACCCCGCTCACTACCACCACGGCCATCGACCTCGGCGAGCAGCAAGCCGCCGACGGCACCCACTGGTTCCCGCGGGCCTGCCGGCCGTGCACTCTGCCGCGGGCGATGCAGGCCCTTCAGTTGCACTCCGGGGCGTGTGAGCAGTGCGTCGACGACTACACCCAGTGCCCGACCGGGCTGGCTCTGGTCCGGCTGGTGAGAGAGGCACGCCGGTGATCTGCGTCCGCTGCAGCCTGCCGATCGGGCGGGGCGATGGTTACCGGGCGGTTGACCACCACTCGGCGTCGGGGCCCGGGACGACCGTGTACGTCCACGAGCAGCGCTGCCGGCCCGCACCACAGCAGACCTACCCCGAGCGGCCTCCGGAGCGCCACAGGCCCCGACGCCGCCGATAGCACGCCACCCCAGGACTCCGGCGAAGGGTGACAGAGCAGGCGGTCAGTCGTTGGGCGCGGTGTCACCACTCGAACGGCTCTACCAAGGAGACCCGCACACCCAATGGCTGCCATCTGCCCCAACTGCCATTTGCCGGAAATGATCGCGTACGTCGTTAACGATGAGGGGCTCCACCCCTTCCCGTGCCTGGAGTGCAACACCGGCACCGTCCGCTCCAGCCCACACGGGCACCTCACCGGAGCGACGCCCTGCGCCACCGATGGCTGCCAGGGCTCTGTACGCGATGACTACCTGTACGACGCCAAAGGACGTCTGTCCAAGCTGACCCGGATCAGGTGCGGGTTCTGCGGGACGGACAAGACTCAGGAGGTACACCATGCCGCAGATCATCGAGAACATCGGGTGCCCGACCCCCGGGTGCGGGGGTTCGCGGGCGGATATCTGGGAGACCGATGAGAACGGTAACAAGATCGCGCGGGTCGGCAGCCAGCCGTGCGGGCAGTGCGGGCAGTGATCTGACCTACCGCGCCTGAACTGGCCCCGTTCGTCCGTCTCCCCCGTGGCGGATGGGCGGGGCCTCCTGCTGCCCTGTAGCCCGCCGCAAAAAATTCTGCGGGTGGCGCGACGGACGCCCTGTCCTCCCGCGTAGAGCAGATGTCAGGGCCGTGAGGCTGCCCGTCAGCGAACGAGGTCGGCGAGCGGGACGTTGAGGGCGTCGGCGATGAGGAGCAGGTGATCAAGGTGTGTTGAGTGGGTGCCTTGCTCGATCCGGTTGATCGTTTTGCGGTCGAGGCCCGTCAACTCGCCTAACTTCTCCTGACTGAGTTGACGGTTCCCGCGAGCTGCGCGGATGGCGTCTCCGATGACCCGGCGTCGGGTGAGTACCCAGTCGGGCAACGGATCAGATGGCACGGATACACGCTGGTCAACAAGCTGATCATTGTCTGTACCATCGTTGGTACATCGCGAGTGTGATCTCCGGCCGGAGCGCAACCCCCTAAAGATTAAAACACTCGTTCGAGTGAGGTGATATTTGACCTATTGTCAACAGGGAACCCGCAGATCAACGATCTGTGTGCACCCTTCAACCAACCCGGCCACGCCCGCGCCATCAGCAGCAAGCGAGACCCACATGCCCGATGAGCAGTCCCGGCCCCACCCAGGACCCCTCACCGACCTCCAGCGCGCACGCATCGACTACGCCACCCGCGACCTCGAATACGCGCGCGCCGAAGACCTCGCCCAGATCGACCCCGCCGGACTCGTCCTCATCATCGAGCGCCTCCGCACCCGCCTCGACGACATGCTGCAACTCATCGACGAGACCACCAGGCCCAGGGACCGCCAGAACTAAGGACGGGTCATCAACCGCATAGCGTCGTCCAGCAGGGTGCCGTCCATGTCGGTGACGACGAGCCGGATGTCGGCGGGTCCGGCGGGCAGGCCGGGGACTTCGAGCAGGGACGCGGGCGTGGCGGGCAT